ACGTACAGTACCTCCACTATAACTCCCTCACACGCAAGTGTAGATTCGTAAGGCATCGCAAATGAAAAACTTAGACACACTAATCCATGACATATACACTGTACTTGACGGCCTCAACAGCGACAAGGGAGTGGACATACCTGAAGAACTAATGGAAGAGTTTCTTGTTAACACAAGAGAAGCTCTTGAAGGCTGGTCAACCCCTCACCTACAGTCTAAGACAGTACGTATGTCTAATGTAGGAAGGCCGCTGCGCCGCGTGTGGTACGACATGCAGGACACCGACCTTACAAAGGAGCGTATGCAGCCGTCAACCTTTATTAAGTTCTTGTATGGTCATCTTCTTGAGTCTGTTGCTATCCTCCTCATCAAGCTGTCAGGGCATACTGTTACTGACATGCAGAAAGAAGTAGAGGTTGATGGCATCAAAGGTCACATGGACTGTAAGATCGACGGAGAGGTAGTTGATATTAAGACAGCCTCTAACTTCTCTTTTAAAAAGTTTTCCTCTGGTGCATTGGTTGACGATGATCCCTTCGGTTACATGGCACAGCTTGCTGGGTACGAGGAAGCAGAAGGTACAGAGGATGGCGGCTTCTTCGCTATCAACAAAGAGACAGGAGAGATCTGCTTGTTCAGGCCGGGACAGTTATCCAAGCCGAACATTAGAACAAAGATAAGCAATATCAAAGATAGCTTAGAGGTAGATGAACCGCCTTCTATTTGTTATCCTCCTATTGCAGAGGGTAAGAAAGGTAATCTACGGCTCGCTTCTGGCTGCGTCTACTGCCCTCACAAAGCTAAGTGCTGGAAGGACTCTAACAATGGAAGTGGTCTTAGAGCTTTTAAATATTCTAACGGCGTTAAATACTTTACCAGAGTAATATCACAACCTAATGTGCTGGAGATTCCCTTACGATGAACAGAAGACTATCCAAAAGAGTTAGCAAGAAAGCTTTAGAGATATCAGTAGAGTGGCTCAAGAGCTTGTTGTCAGACGCAGAAGCTGCTAAGGTGAATGCCAAGCACATACCTAGAGACAATCCATATACTTTTAAAAATGGTACAGCATACTCAATACCTTACTCGTACAGAGGTGCTAAGGCTATTATCAAAAGGCTACTAAGAACAATGCCGTTAGATTCAATCACCACTCAAGACATTGAAGAAGTAGTTAGAAGGACTCAGCGATCTTGATCACAACGCTTCCAGACATAGACACAGAACCAGAGATAACGATTGTAGAGCTTGCTCGTTTTTTCTTAGGTAGCAATGGTAGTATTGCTGAGGTTCCTACAGAAGTTATCCAACAACTATTAGTTCTGTTAGAGCTGGAAGTTATAAAAAGAGAAGGGGTTATACATTGAAAAGAAAACCTAGAGCAAAACGACCTATAGAGAAAGACAAGCCTAGTGGCTATGATTCTAAGTGGGAAAAGACTTTACATGATACGCTCCTACAAGATTGGGTACACCATGATGGCAAGGTTCCTTATGTAATAGAACATAACTATCATCCCGACTTTACAAAGCGTATCGGTAGGAAGAAGATTATCATTGAGGCTAAGGGTAGGTTCTGGGATTACGCAGAGTTCACCAAGTATATCTGGATTCAGAAAGCTTTACCTAGTACAACTGAACTGGTATTCTTGTTTGCTAACGCCTCCTCTCCTATGCCTCAAGCTAAGAGAAGGAAGGACGGTACTAAGCGTACTCACGGTGAGTGGGCCTCTGACAACGGCTTCAGGTGGTTTACTGTTGACACGCTGCCTGACGAATGGAGAAGTGAAGAATGAAACAGAATACTAGAAAGAAACTTAATGACGTTACTCCCGAAGAGTGGGATAATGTTTCTAGACCAGCTCACTACAACAGTGGAGATATTGAGTGCATCGACGGAATAGAAGCCATGCTAACAAGAGACGAGTTTATAGGTTACTTGAGAGGAAACAGCATGAAGTACCGCTGGAGGTTCCCGTACAAAAACGGGACGGAGGATCTAAAGAAAGCAGAGTGGTACGAGAAAAGACTACTAAGGATTCTAGAGAGTAATGGATAAGAACTATGTAGATAGAAAAACTGAGCGTAGAGATAAGTACGATAAGAAACGCAAAGGAAAGATTACTAAAGACCATAAAAACTTTAAGAGTATTAAGCTTGAAGAAATAAAAAAACTTGAGGACATAGAGGATTTAAAAAATGGATCAATACCAACAATACATACACAAGAGTAGATACGCACGTTACTTAGATGAGGAAGGACGCAGAGAAACGTGGGCTGAGACAGTCAACCGTTATCTTTCTTTCTTTGTAGAGCGTAATCAACTAGGTGCTTCAGAAGCCGAAGAGCTTTTCAATGCTATCGCTGATCAAGAAGTAATGCCCTCTATGCGCTGTATGATGACAGCAGGGCCAGCCTTACACCGTGACAATGTTGCAGGCTTTAACTGCTCTTATCTTCCTATCGACAGCCCTCGCTCTTTTGACGAGCTTATGTATATCTTGTTGTGTGGTACAGGAGTAGGATTTAGTGTTGAGCGAGATTACGTAAACAAATTACCAGAAGTAGCCGACAGCTTCCATGAGACTGACTCCACGGTTGTGGTTTCTGACAGCAAGGTAGGCTGGGCAAGTGCCTTCAGAGAGCTTATCAGCCTCTTGTACGCCGGTAAGATTCCTAAGTGTGACTTGACTAGGGTACGTCCTGCTGGAGCTAGACTGAAGACCTTTGGCGGCAGAGCCAGCGGCCCACAGCCTTTGGCTGACTTGTTTAATTTTACTGTTGATCTGTTTAAAGTTGCTACAGGTCGCAAGCTAACGTCACTAGAGTGTCATGACTTAGTGTGTAAGATTGCTGACATCGTTGTTGTAGGTGGCGTAAGACGCTCTGCTCTGATTTCACTGAGTAACGTAACTGATAACCGCATGGCTAACGCTAAGAACGGTGAGTGGTACTTGGGTAACGGTCAACGTGCATTGGCTAACAACAGTGCTGTGTACTCTGAGAAGCCTGACTTTGATACTTACTCCTCTGAAATGAAGCGTCTGTATGATTCTAAGTCTGGTGAACGTGGTATCTTCAGCCGTATTGCAGCTCAGAAAGTAGCAGCGCGTAACGAAAGGCGTGACGCTACATATAAGTTTGGTACTAATCCATGCTCTGAGATTATCCTACGCCCTTATCAGTTCTGTAATCTATCAGAAGTTATTGTTAGAGCAGATGATACAGAAGATACCCTTGTAGAAAAGGTGCGGGTTGCTACAATCTTAGGAACTCTTCAATCCACCATGACTGACTTCCGTTACCTACGTAACATCTGGAAAAAGAACACAGAGGAAGAGGCTCTTCTAGGGGTGTCTATGACGGGCATCATGGACTGCAAGCTAACTAATGGGTCAACAGGTGAAGAGGCTTTAGGGCGGCTCTTAGAAACTCTTAGAGACGTTGCAATACTTACCAACAAGGATTGGGCAAATAAGCTAGGAGTTAATCCATCAGTTGCTATTACTTGTGTTAAGCCTTCAGGGACTGTATCTCAGTTGACTGACAGCGCCAGCGGTATTCATCCAAGGTTTAGTGATTACTACATTAGGACTGTACGAGCTGATAAGAAAGATCCTCTGGCTACAGCAATGATTGACAAGGGTTTTCCTCACGAAGAAGATGTAATGAATAACTCTAACTGGGTATTCAGCTTTCCTCAGAAGGCCCCTAACAAAGCGATAACAGTAGAAAGCATGGGAGCTATGGAGCAGCTTAGGCTCTGGAAGACTTACCAAGATTATTGGTGCGAGCATAAACCTTCTATGACTTGTTACTATAACGACGATAACTTCTACTCTGTGTGTCAGTGGATCTGGGAAAACTTTGATAGCGTCAGCGGCATTAGCTTTCTTCCTGAAGCAGAGCACGTATATAAACAAGCTCCGTACCAGAAGATAGATAAGGATACATATCAAAAGCTTTTAAAAGAAATGCCCAAAGACATGGAGTGGGACATTGAAGAAGCAGATGACAACACTGAAGGCACTCAGACACTTGCTTGTGTTGCAGGAGTATGTGAGATATGAAGGAAGGTAACTTAATTTCCTTCAAGGTTATAATTGATGAGCGGGGAAGGCTAAGTACAGAGCTTAGTTTTTTTCCCGACTCTGAAATTACAAACGTATTTTCGGATATATATACTCAAAGTTATATTCGTAATATATTAAGAGAGGCACACGTTAAGTTAGATCCTTTACATGAGCATTTAGAAAAACAATTACAGGCGCTATAACATGGAAGAATTATTTTTTACACCAGAAACAAGGTTGGGAATGACCTTGCGAATAAACTCAGAAATTATTGCAGCCTTAGCCAGCGTTGAGCTGGCTGAAGAAAACATTGAAGTAATTACAACCCTTCTACATCAGCACTCATCCTTTGTGTTAGAGGTTTCTCAAAAAGCAGTACAGGCAGAACGCCTAGATGTAAAGGTGGTTAGATAATTAACTATAACTGGTAAGAAGTTGACAGTCTAGGAGCCACTGCTTAGGTATAACAATCTCAGCATCTCCTTGCTCTACTTGACCGCTCTCATCTAAGATAAAATGAGGACAGATAATTAAAGATATGTCATCTTCATGCAGCTTGATACCACAGGAAACAACGCGAGCAGGTTTAGTTTTTACTAAATCCTCCAAAGCTCTCCAGCCTATGTTGCCACCGCCTGCTGCATCAAACCACGTAACTTTATATATTTTTACCATTTTTCTTTATTAGCCCAGTAAGCCGCAGACATTTTTCCCTTAGCTATGTTTTTACTGTGCCTAGCTTTGAATGATTTACGTTTTGCTTTCATACGATCAGATTCACCTGCTTTAGGTTTACCGGCTGTGCTGGCTCCCTGCTCACCAAAACGGATTGTTTTTATTTTGTCGCCTTCTTTAGCTACAACAACATGAGATTTTTTAGGATGCTTAGGAGTTCTTTTAGGCTTATTAAAACCGCTGACTCCTGCGCGTTCTAGTCTAGGATCTTTACCTTTTGCCATTTAGAATCTCCTCTTCTTTCTTAGTCATCCAAGACAGTATAAATAATAAAAATGTTACACCAATAAAACGTATCATACCTTTCTATGCTTTTTAGTTTTCTTTGCAATCTTCTTAGGCTGTGCACTGTGCTGCTTACCTGCCTTAGTATCCTTACGCTTCTTTGCGCTTGTCTGAGCGTACTCAGCAGAGCTTAGAGACTCTCTAGCTTTTTTAGGTAAATATCGCTCACCTGTTTCGCTAGACTTTTTACCAGACTTTGTACCCCAGTCTTGCTTTGTCCAAGCTTTTAAAGACTTCTGTGGTTTCCTAATAGCCATTACTTATACCCTCCACCGGCAGCTTTGTATTGTTTAGCTAACATCTGAGCCTTACGTGCTGACCACTGACCGGCTTTGCCGCCCTTAGTCCCATCTTTAATTTTATTAAAAAGATTCTTACGCATGGTAGGCTTAGTATAGTTACCTGCTTTATTAACTGTTGACATTGCAAACTCCGTTTAGTTTAAAGGATTAGAAAGATAGTCCATACCTGACCAAAGGTCTTCTATTTCTGTATCAATTTTTTTAATTTTAGAATCTACGTCTTGTAAATCTTTTGTTATTAACTCAGCCTGTGTTACAGTGACTCGCATAGACTCTACTTCTTTTTCAAGCTCTACTACCTTGTCGTTAATTGTAAGTAGCTTGGATTGTTGCGTTGCAATAGTTTCTAGGTTAACACCAAGTGTAGCTAGTTTTCCTTGAAGCTGACTAACATCATTAGCCGTTAACTCTTGCTCAATCAGTTCAATTTTAGTTTTTAAGTCTTGCCTTACTTTTAAAAGCTGCTCTTCTAATGGCGCAAGCTCTGGTATCTGCAAGGCTTCTACCGCCTCTAGACGACTGTACAAGCTGCTGGCAGTCCATACACCGCCTCCTAGTGTTGTAGCTAGGCTAAGTAATATAGCGATGTACACGCCTTTAAAAGACGTACCACCAATAGTTAGTTCTGTTTCAGCTAGGCTCATGGATCACAATCCTCATTGTACATAAAGCAACGATAGCCTAAAGCTGTAGGGCCTGTTAAATACAGTTCGCTTTCTGCTCCTGCTGCTAGTATTTCTGTTTCAGTAAGATAAAAGTTCATATTAAAAGCGTCTTGTCCGTTAACAAACACTGAATTTGAGTTAGCAGTACCTTGGTAGTTTATAGCAACCCATTGTTGATTTGAATCATAACTTAAAGTAGCAAAGTCAGCATTGCTATTATTTTCTTCTGCACCTTCTTGTAAAAAAGCTACTGCTTCTGTGTTAGCAGCTACCCCTAAATAAGCACTGGCCTTGTTACCATGCGCTTCAATATCATCTAAAGATTGATTATATGTTTCTACTTCTGCTTGAGTAATAACTAAAGCTGCTTCATTTTCAGAAACATAGGTTTGTACCTCTGCCTTATCTTCTGGTGTTTCTGCTTCTGCTGCTATCTCTGCTACCTCTACAACAGCAATCATGTCTACGACAACTTCTGTAAAAGTTTCTATAGCACTATCCATTAGCTGTAGTTCTGTAGCGGCTTGCGTTTCTAACAGAGCCTGTACGCTTCCGTATGCTTCATAGCCTGACATATTAGATAATGCAGAATTGTATGCGTTTAATTGTTCTGTACTTATATGGGCAGTACCTGCTAGTTGACCATTAGATAAAGCACCTCCTTGATTAGCATAGCCATAACCAGCACCTGCCATCTTAATACCTTTATCAATTTGACTAACTATTGCAGAGCTTGCATTAATTAACTGATCTAACTCATTGGAGTGAGCTGCGGAACTTAACAGATATAGAGATAACGTCATCAGTGCTCTCTTCATCATTAATAGTTTCTCCTATTTTTAATATCTGGTTATACCATTTCTGGTTTTCTGTGTATGTAGGGTAAGAAGGCTTACTACTATAAGTAGCATGTACCCGCATTTTAATTTTTCCGTAGTCTGGTATATATAATTCTGGCTCACGCTTCATAAGCAAGAAAGCTCTCTTACCTACTACAAGTTTACTACCAGAAAGAATAGGGCAAGGCGTTCCAGAAACAAACATACTGCGCCATACATGTACGTCTTCACACATTCTAGCAATAGCCGCGACCTTCATACCTAAATCACTTAAAACTTTAGAGTCTCTACGCCTGTTACAGTCCTCATCAGCTTTGTAATTACCTCTTGTAATGCCTACAATACCTGTTTGAAGACTAGAACCTTGTCCTTGCAAGCAGGTTTCTATACCATTAGACATGTATGTAGGTGCTATTGCAGAGCCTACAGGCATATCTGAGGAGCTTCCTGCTCCGTTGTACGTGTTGCTAACAGACTTATCTTCTGATTGATTGTTACTGCTAACAACGCTTCCTACTGTATTAGTATTTAAACTGCCTTCTTGATTATTTGTGCTATCAGTTGTGTCTCCCATGATAGCCTCGTCGGCTGCAAAGGATAGCAAAGGCAACATAAGTATAAGTAATAACCAACGCATTTAAGTAACTTATTTTCTTGTTTTTTCAAAGGTTCTCATTGCACCTAGCCCAAGCATACCCATTAACACAGGCATCATAGTTTCCAAGGGTACGAGAGGTATAACTATGTCTAACTCAAGTAGAGCCAAAACAAAGTTACTAAACGGGATGGTAATAAAGTTACCAAACATGCCCAAGCCACATGTCCAGCCAATAAACGGTCGCCAGCCTGACACGAACAGCGACTTGTGAGCCGCCTCGACCTCATTGATAGCCATCTGACCCTGAGCAATTTCTTGCGCGTATTTCTGCGACATTGTTGCAATTTCATGCGCCAAGGCGTTCTTCTGGTCTTTGTCCTCTATGAACTTGTCTAACAAGCCCGTCACAGGCCCTATGAGAGCGTTTAAGACAGTCATCTAGTAACTCCATACCCAAGGTCTAGGGCGGTTCTCAGCCCACTCAAGATCGTCAAGGTGGATAAATCTATTAGCGCCTTTCTGATTAACGCCTATACCTGTCATGCCCATACTTAGTGCAGCTTCTAAGAGCCTGTGGGCTTGGTTGCCAGTAACAGCAATATCTATAGCATGTCCAGAAGCATGTGCTCCGGGTGTTTTTTTCTTGCGCTCTATGATGTGGTCTTTGCAGCGGTAAGCAGATGTAACAGTAAAAGGAAACTTTAGTTCATGTCGCAAGGCTTCTACCTTGGTCATAAACTCTTCATCCATGCCTTGCTCACCACAGTGTTGACATTTAAGCTCATCCATGCTAAAATATTTATACATTATTTAACTTGCTCCTTAAAGAGTTTACAACTTTACCACCTCTTTTCTTAGGTGCTCTTACACTCTTGCTGGTCGGTACTTTTTGAGTTAATTTCCTTTCATCTAATATTTTTTGTAATAAAAATGTTACATCTTGAGGGTCGCTTTCTAATCCTAACTCTCTTAAAAGATCTGCTTGTTTACCAGACATTTTAAAATTAACTATAGCTTCTTCTGTATAATCACGCGCTCTGCTAAAATCTTCTCCAGCAGGTTTTAAACCGGGAAAGTCTTTACTGAACTGAGCAGCCACTATAGGATCTTCTAGGTCATGCTTTTCTTCTAGCAAGGCTCTAGTTTCTAGCTTAATAAAGTCTTCAAAGTCTAGATCATCTAGCTCAGAAGGCATATCAGGATCTCCCCTAAAGTTAGAATAGATTTCTTCTGCTGCTTCTTTAGCCTCATCATCTGAAACATTTCTGTTGCTATGGGTTTTAATTATGTACGGTAAGTCTTTACTTAGCATATCATATATAGCTTCAGTTGCCTGTCTAAGCACTTTACCGCCAGCCCCAAAACCCATGCGCTGTAGTGGGTCTTGACGATCTTCTTGATCAGTAAAGGCTGCACCCGCTTGCTGGTCATAGGGCCTACCCGTCATTTTATCTATACGCTGGTCAGGCTCTTTAGGAGCATTAGGCACGTTTAGAACTTCACCGCCCTTAGAAAAATACCTATAAGGCTCTTCCTGTCTTTCTGGCACGACTGCTTTTTTAAAAGACTTGTCCATTTCTTTTAGCTTGGCTGCATAGTCTTTCTTAAGCTCTGGGCTTACGGTATTTAAAGCCCCATAAAAAGGAACTTTTTCACCTAAAAATCTTACAACATCACCGCGTTTACCAAGCTTGTAAACATCTTGAACAATAGGGCCTCCGAAGCCCGTTGCATAAGCAACTGGATCTTGATAAATCTCTGCTGCTTTTCTACCTCTAGAAAGCATATCAGCGGTTAAACCATTACCACCCCAACGCTTAATAGCTTCTACATATATTTCTTCTTCTGTTTTATTCTCTTCGCTTTTGCCATAAGACCTAGAGTAGTTGGTCCAACGAGCCATTTCTGTCATAATTAAACCAGCAGCTAAGGTCTTCGGAACATTACCTACAGGGTCTTTAATCATAGCTGTAGCTGCATTTTTAAGAATAGTATTTGTAAAAGCAGCAGGGTAGCCCATAAACTGAAATAAAATAGATGTTTTAGGACTGCTCATCCACAAAGGTTTCATACCAGATTCGCCGGTAGGAGTAAGAATAACCTCGTTAGTATAGCGGGATGCTCCCCGCATAACTTCTTTATAAAAAGGATCATCTTGTTTTGAGCCTCCTTGAATCCAAGCTAGTCCTTTATCTATATCTACACCTAGCTCGTTAAGCTCGCCGCGCATATTTTTAATTCTTCTAGAGTCTTTTAAACTTCCGCGAGCTGCTATTTTCTGTAGGTTATCAGTAATTAAATCTTTACCTACAGTAAAAGAAGTTAGCTGAACAAGCTTTGTCCACTGATCTAGCATGGTAAATCTAAAGAAACCATTGTTAATTTTTCTAGTTGTGCCGCTTGTAAGTGCATCACCTGCCAAACGCTCTGCTACATCACCTGTTGCTGGATCTAGAGCCATTGCAAACTGGTTTAATTCTTTCCAAGCTTCTGGCTCAGTAAGACCCTGCTGCTTTGTTAGTTTATCAAGCAAATCAGTTTGAATTGTTTTTCGTGCAGTGTTAGATGCGCTTGTGAAACCTTTGATAGTTTTTAGAAGTCCTGCTTTTTGTACATTAATAAATATTTCAGTTAAACTAGATACGGTAGCTAGTGGTAGATAAGCAAGTCTGTTGGCAGTAGAGTAGATATCTACTGTATTATTGACAGCCTCGCTTTCAAAACGTGACACGCCTTCTCCAGTAGCTGTCTGATATAATTTTAAAATGTTTTTCCTGTCTCCAGAACTTAAAGTTTTCCCGGCTTGATCCATTTCTTTTACGATGGGGTTTAGCCAACGATTTTCAAACTCTGTTTGGTTCTTTACGCCAAATACTTTTTTCTTAGCTAGTTGCTTAGAAGCCTGAAAAGCATAATCAATAAGAACGGTATTAACATCGTTGTTTAAAAACTCTTCAAAGTCATTATCATCTATATTTTTAAAGACTCTTTTAGAGAAGAAACGTGACCCAGCACCACTACCATTGTCTAATTGATTTTTCTTATCTAACATTTCTTTTATAACAGCAAAGCCTTCTTCGTCTGTTTCTACCTCGCCAGCTTTTTTAAGCTTTGCAACAAACTCTTCAGGTTTATTTTCTAATGCTTTACGATCCCAAGAGCGGGGAAAATATTTATCTACGGGAGTATCTATGAAACCTCTAGCACTTAATTCTACTCCAAGTTTATCTAATACAGATTCACGCAGCGTAGCAGCAATACTATTAACATTTACATCTTTAGATTCTGCACCCCTTAAAGCTCTTATAAGATCTAAGTTTACTTCTTTTGATAAATCACCTCGTACATTTTTCTGTATTGGCTCCATAGCTGTTTTAATGTCAACGTAGTAGCCTCCTGCGGTTTCTTTATAAACCTCGTTAAAATCTTGTGCATCGTACTTTCTGTCTCCCCAAATATTTCTACCTAAATCGTATCTAAATTTTTTCTGTAGCTGTGCAGCCGCAGGGGAATATTTTGTATATGAATCTAACAAAGAAGCAGGTTTAAAAGCCACCTTAGATGCTAAGGTATTACCCATCCTTTTTATTTCAAATAATATTTTATTTTTAATAACAGAGCTTGGCCCACCTTCACTAACAATTTCATCTACAGTATCTTGAAGCTCTTCTGAGGTTTTAGTGCCACCACCTGCTTTAGAACTAACTGTTACTATTTCATCATCTATAACATTAAAATCGCCTTCAAGCACAACAGAAGAGTCATCTTTAACATTGGTAGATACCCCTCTGGCTTCAGCATTGCTCACTATAGTTTCTACATCTGCATCAATAACAGCATCTGTATCTACATCTGCATATTCTTTTCTGGCTTGTGCAATGTTATTTTCATCAATAGCTTCTGTTAAATCTTTAGAGCCTCTTGCTTTTACAAACAAGGCACCCATACCTGCACCAAGCCCTGCGCCTAATGCTGTAACTCCTGCTGTTTGTCCATAAGAAACCTCGTCGCGCATGTTAGCATCAACTTCTACATTTTGACGCGCAAAGTCATCAACGCCTGTCCACGTAGCCCCTGAAATAGCGCCCCTAATTAACGTGTCAGAGGTGCTATCGGAAACTGCTAACCTTTTAAGAGTGGCTTTTACACCTTCTTTAGCAACTACGTTAGATGCTACGGTTCCTGAACCGCCTGTAAAAATAAGACTTAAAAGATTTAAAGGGTCTGCAATAATGTCTGTTCCTATATCTGCAACAGATTCCATGTGCTCCCTAAAGCCCTTGCTTTCTGTTTTAGTGTCCCAAGTATCTCTTAAAAATGAGTATGCTTTTTTAACATTTTCAGGCATGTCTTTAGAAACAGCGGCTCTACCAATAATATCGCCAAGACGATAATCTTCATCTCGTAGAGTTTCTGTAAGATCTTCGTAGCCACCAATACTTCCGGGGGTTAGCGCTTGATTCTGAGCTACCCACTCTAAATATACTTGACCTTGTTTTTGAACTTCAGGGTCATTTTGAAACTGCGTAACACTAAGTTTATTATTATCTGAAGCAACATACTTTTCAGAATAGGTAGGCTCTACACGTTTAAAAGTGCTTAGTTCTTCGTTTTCATCATAAAGCATTTAATAATTCCTATTTAGTGTTTAGGTCCAATAAACTATCGGGTCTTGGATACCTTGTTCCCAAAGTATTTCTTAGCCGCTCTTCTTTTTTAACTGCTCTAGCATATAACTCTGGAAATCTGTTTGGGTATTTAGCTGCTCCCTTTAACTGCCTTAAAGCTTGATCATATTTATCATCTAAGTTTGTTCTTTTGCGTTGATCTGGCTCAGTTAGCTCTTTCTCTTTGTCTCTAGGAGTAAAAGTTTTTCCAAAGCCTAAAAAATCATTTGAAGTACTTAAAAGTTCTTGCTCTTGCGTTTGCTCTTCTTCTTCTTGCTTAGACATAACACCTAGCAACTCAGCCCCTGTAACGCCTGTCCCAGTTAAAGGCATAGCCCATAAAGAGCGATTACCACCGTCTACTCTACCAGCCTCTAAGCTGGCCTTAATCATATCCTTAACATAAGTTTTAGCGTGTTCAGAAGCTGACTCATTAAAAACTTCTAAGTTTTTTGGGGACAGTGCGGAATTAAATAAAGAAACAGTAGCTTGTCCGGGTAACTGATAAGCGTTATAATTACTTCTACCATTTAAAGATTCTAAACCTAAAGCTACTAAAACTCCGTTAACGTCTTGACCATCTGTTACAACCCCTTGTAAATTTTGAATTAAAGGGGTTCCGGGCGCTTCGTCAGCAGAAGCTTTCTGTGTATACAAAAGACCCATTGTCGTTATTTCAGCCGCTAAATCAGAAGCTAAGTTTTTAGAAAAAGGGCTAGTCTTAGGCGAACGTAAAGGGACTCTTGTGTCTGAAGGGCCTCCCATTACTTGTTCTTGTAAGCGTTGAGAAACCCCGTAAGTAAGTTTTTGAAAAGTTACTGCTTTTCTTTTACCTGCTTCAGTATCGTCTGTGCTTGCAATAGCTGCTTTTAAAAGGGCTTTATCGTCTGGTGATCTAAAACTAAAACTACTATCAATAGGAGACATCATAGTTTCTGCAAACTTTATATTAATAGCACTAATAGTAGGTGGAGAATCAATTGTTGTGCCTGTTTTTTGTGCGTCTAAATGATACGGCTTTCCATTATTTATAGGAACCCCAAAAGGATCAGTTACTAAAGTCCTTTTTGATTTAATTTTCTCACCCGTATAAGCATTTACAGTTTCTATTTCAACTTGCTGTGCTACTTGTATAGGTTTATTATCAAAAAACTTTTTACTAAGTGGATTATCTTTGACTGCGGTTTGAAATGTACGCACACTGCCATCTCTATTTTTAGCTGTTTTTTGCATAACAGGGATTTTAACCCTAGACCCTTCTTTACCATGATCGATATAAATTATTTCTGACTTTATTATAACTTCTTCAGGCTTTTGTTTAAATTCTTGCGCTGCTATATCAGCAAGTTCAAGACTAGCAGTTGCAGATAAACCACCCCGATAACTTTCCAAAGCTGTAGTATAAGCCTGTTGATTTTGTACATATCTACTAGATGCAATAGTTTCTAAAGCTCTTTCAGTACTAGGATTTTCTTTACGCAACCAGCCAGCAACAGCACTACCTACATTCCTATAAGCTGGATTTTTATTTTTAATATAATCATTAAACTGAGAGGTAGGTGCTAAACTAGAAGCAGTTTTAAAGGCTGTAGAAAATTTACCATACAAACCATCACCATCTTCTTCACCTATTAAAGTGTCTAACTGATCTTCTATATATTGATTATACTCATCCATATTAGACAGACGTTCTTCTCTAATTAACAGATCGGCTTGTGATTTAACTTGGGGACGTAGCTTGTCTTTAAACCAGCCATTAACGCCTCCTATATGATTGTTAGCATTCTCCCAATCTTTTTGTGTTTGAGCCGCTGAAGCAGCACTTTTTTCATATGCCATTTGTTGAGAAAGAACATTTTCATTCTGTAAAAAATCGTCTGACTTTTTCTTTAACATAGCATTAGCTATAGTTAACCCGCCAGTTATTAGAGCACCTAAGTTTTCTTCTTTACGCATTTTCTTACGTGTTTTTCTACGGCCTGCTAACAGGCTTTCACCTAATGATTCAATACCCATAATTAATCTCTCGCTAGTAAACTTTTAGGTTCTGGCATTTCTTCTATTTTTTCCTGAATACCTTGCGGTATAGCATTGTCAGGAATTTGAGAAGTCTCTTGAGCGTTTTTAAGCTTATCAACCCTGTCTTTAGGTAACTGTACGCCCATTACAGAAGGCTCATCTTCTTCTTCGCCACGGTAGATTGTATAATCAATACCAGCTCTTTCTGCCAAGGCCATTAAAATATACGCAGTTGGCTCAATGATAAGCATCATTAAATCAGGGTTCCACTTGTTCTGGTTAAAACCTTGAAAGGCTAAAACTTGAACAACATCCATAATAGGAGTTCCATCATCAATAGCATTCATTAAGCTTACATACGTTTCTTCTTCTGTAACCTTTTCAAAAATAAACTCTGAAGCTTTATGGACAGATGTATATTCAGGAGGCTTACGCCAAGTAGCTTCTTCTACAGGAACCGTTAACGAAGACCCCGGAATAGGCCTGTCCATTTTAGTTATTACTTTTCTGTATTCTTCATCCATAATTAAGCTGTCCGTGATTGCATGAATTGTAAATAAGCAAAAGGATCATAGTTTGAGTAGCCTGATTGATAAGCAGGAGTACCAAACTGCATCCATGAAGTATCTACACCAGCCACTTGGCGACTTTGTATGGTAGGAGCGTTGCCAAAATCCATTACTTGACCTCGCTGTGGTTGGTAATAATCCTCATCAGTTACTAAGTTTTTACCCTGCTGTGCTATGTCTAAACCTGCGGATATTGTACCTAAAGGGTCTGCAGAAAAACGCTCTCCTACAGTACTGGCTGTTTTACTTAGTATAGAGCTTGCTGTCCCCTTTTTTACTGCTTCGGAACTAGCAGCAGGGAAAACATATTCAGTAGATCCCGGCACTCTTGTACCTGTTGTTGGATCATATTGATAACCTGTTTCAGGAAGTACATTGCCAAAAACATCTAAAGGCTGTGCTGCTTCAACAGCAGGAGCTGTTTGTAAACTAAAGCTATCTTTTGTGGGAATTATACTATCTTCTGCCCCACCATAAACATTAGGAGTAGAGCTTTTGATAAAATCTTCTGTAATACTAAAACTAGGCTGCGCTACTTCTAAACCAGATCTATAAGCATCAGCTATTTTAAAACCTTTTGAGCTAAAGTCCGTACTCATATTAGCACCTGCTGGAATTACATCTCCCCCAAACTGTGGATTTAATTCACGCAATGTACTTTCTTTAATACCAACTTCTTTAGAGGCATCTGCAAAAGTAGTGTCTTTACCAAAATTAGTTTGACCTTTAAAGGGATCAAGAATTTTAGAACCTGTATCTAGAGTCCTAGACCAAGCACTATCATTACCAAAAAAGTTTGTAGCAGCTCCGTCAATAGTAATACCGGGGATTTTATTTAGGGCTGTTTTAGCAAAATTACTTACTCCTTCAGTAATAGTACCAAAAACATTTCCTACAGTTCCTGCAAAACTATGAGCTGTTTTTAATACAGTTCCTAAGCCTCTAGCTAAAGTACCGCCTAAGCCTTGACCAGCCACATTTAATAGTCCACCTGCGGCTGCGCCTAGTCCCTTCATAAGAAAACCAGCCACATGGGGCATGAGAAAAAACATTCCTATTTGCCCTACAATGCCAAGTTTACCTACAAACTTACCAACTTTGCTTACAACTTTTTTAATGCCCCTGCCAATCTTTTTAACAACTTTCTTAACGCCCTTCCAAAGCTTACTAAAAAATCCCATCCTAAGTTCCTCCCATTGCTTTTAAGATTGCAGTAACAATTGAATTTACAGTCCCAGAAGGGCCTGTGGCACTTTCATTAGCTAAAGCTGTAGCATACAAAGTAGTTCTTCTTTGCTGCTCGTTTTCATAACCCTGCCTTAAATAATTTTGCTCATCACTTAATTGCTGCCATAACATGTTTTGCTCTGTAGCATTTAACGAAAAAGCTTGTTGAACTGCTAATTGATTTGCAGCATTTTGAGCCGCAGTGTCTATAGTATTAGCCTGTCTACGCCACGCAACATTTGATTGCTCTACTGCCTGTTCATTCGCAGCATTCCATTGCTCTCTTTTAAGTTCATTGTCAGCATTATATTGATCAACTTGTGCATTAATCTGAGTATTCATTTTATCAGCTTCTAAAGCATTGCCAGCGTCTATAGCAGCCAACCTATTCTTTTCTGAAGCATTGAATTGCGTCATGGCGTTAGCCTGTGAAGCATTAAACTGATTCATTGTCTGACCAAGATTAGCCATAAACTGATTTGTCTGCTGCTCAGAGGTAGCATTAAATTGTTTTGAGGCATTAGCGGCTGCAAAATTAGATAACAAAGTTTGCTGGGCTTGCTGTGCGTTTAACATAGCAGCCTGCTGATCATTATTTAACTCAGCCATGTCCATAGCTAAAAAGTTCCTAGCATTTTCAATAGACACTTTAGTTAAATTATCAGCCGCTTGTAGATCCATAGAAGCCATTGCAGTAGCATTTTGCATAGCCGCTTGCTGTTTGTTGTCTAGGTTTTTCATAGTCATTGATTGCATAAACTGACTATTAGCTAATGCCATCTGCTGATTAGCATCAAACTGCTTCATGTCTAAATTAGCGTCTATTTGAGCATTAAACATAGATGCTTGTTGCTGATTACTAAGGTTAGCCAAGCCCATTTGCTGTGCTAAGTTAGCATTAAGCTGTGCAGCACCCATTTGTTTTTCATAACGCTGTAGTTCAGCTACATTCTCAGCACTCATAGAGGCCATGTCAGACTGTTGCTGATTGCTTAGATTTGCTAAAGAGATCTTTTCTTCCATAGAAAGATTAGCAAGATCTGCTTGCATTTTAAGCTGCTCATCTTGAGACATAACTTGAACATAGTTATTTAACTTTTGAGATCTAAGTTTATTCTCAGCAGTCATGTTGGCTGAATCTGTAGCGGCCTTTTCAGCTAGGTTAGCAAGCTCCATCTGTTGCTCGTTGCCTAGGTTAGCTAAGTCCATTTGCTGGGCCATAGCTACATTAGTCTTTTTAAAGTCTACTAAAACATTTAAGTTAGCTAATCGCGTTTGCTGTTCAGCACTCATGTTAGCTCTAGAAGTTGCATTTGCTTCAGTTAATTCAGATAATTCTAATTTTAACTTTGCATCAAGATTTACTTCTTCCATACGCTGATTAAGTTCAGCTTGTCTTATTGATCTAGCTACTACATTATTTAAGCGAGTTAGTTCAAATTGATTGTCTGCTGTAAAGTTAGCGGCGTCTGTAGCTGCCCTTTCTTGCAACATAGCTAATTCCATTTGCTGCTCATTAGACATGTTAGCCATATCCATCTGTTGAGCAAACTGTGCATCTCCTTTTCTAAACTCTACAAGAGTCTGTAGGTTAGTCAGCTTTTCTTGGTTTTCTGCTGTCATTGTATCTTTAGCAGCAGCATTCTTTTCTGATAAATTAGAAAGCTCTAGCTGTAAAGAAGCGTTTAAGTTGGCTTTTTCCATGTCCTGCTTTAAGTCTGCTTGACGCATAACCTTAGCAATCTGAGCATTGTAACCAGTTAAACGAGCTTGTTGTTCAGCACTCATGCTTTCGGAATCAGCAGCATTCATGGCTTGCAGGTTTGCTAGATCCATTTGAGCATTAGTATTTAATTCAGCTATAGCAGCTTGTTGACGCTGTGCAGACTCTTGTTGTGATTTCTGTTGAGCAGCTTGAAAAGTAGCCATCTCAGTTTGTTGTTCTTGCTGCGCTGTAGTAATAGTTGCTTGCTGCTTAAAGCTGCCTTGTTGTACTTTAATCTCTTGGGCCATAGAAGCTGTCTGAGAAGCAGCAGTCTGACGATTAGCAAGGTTCTGCATACGCACAGTCATAGTATTTTGAGCAGATGCTAAGTTAGCTTGCTGCTCGTTACTAAGGTTTTGTTGTGCTCTCTGCTGAAGAGCTTGAGCATTGCTCTGAGCCATAGGTAAAGCACTTTGAATAATAGCATTAAACAAAGCATCACGACCTACAGTAGACGCTGACAAGCCTCTCTGAGCCATCATCTGCTCTATCTGTGCTACCGCAGGTCTAGCCCACGCAGGAGTTTCACCGTCTTCCATACCGGCTAAGAGGTTCTCCATCTGTACAGAAACAAGGGCTTCTTCAGGTAAAGCTGCTACCGCTGCGGTTACTTGTGGATCAGCTCCTTCATCTATTTGAGCCTGTACAGTTGCAGGGTCTTCAGAGATTGCAGCAGTAACTTCTTCAGGAACTCCAGCAACAACTGCCATCATGTCTGCGGCAGCTACTTTTCTTTCTTTGCCCTGTACAGCGTTACGACTTGCAGCAGCCATTGTAGGGACACCACCAATCTGAGAAGCATCTCCTTGAGGTGCTGTACCTGTAATAGCTTCACGGCTTTCAAAGTCTACTGAAGGAGCCGTACCAAGGTCTGCTGCTGTACGCTCTGCTGCTGTGCCTACCTGTGCTTCACGGCTCGCAGCTTTTTTATAAGCCGGTGTATTATCTATAGTAGTATTACCACCATCAGGTGTATAATCAGAAGCAACAAAAGCAGCCGTAGCGGCTTCGGCTGTAGGTAAACCCTCTTCTGTAACATCTAAAGCTTGAGATATAGGCTGACCTGTAACAGGATCAACCCTTGTAGCGGCAGTTCCTGATTGTTCTGTACGATCTTTAGTAGCAATTAAATCTTGATACTCTTTTAATTCTTCAACGCCTACGCCACGCTTATCAGCCTCTAGTTTTAACTTAGTTATATCATCTGCACTAATAGTAACGCCTTCGCTTGTCGTAACAGCGGGGCCAGCTACATCAGCTACTTCTTGTGTTTGAGCTGTGGTTACACCTTCTGCGTATTGCTTTATTCCAGAGGCTGCGTTTTGTTTTGTTAATGCTGCTCCTTCTTTAACTGCAAGGCTAAAATCAGAAAGCATTTTTGATCTGTTCCTGCTGTTAGCAACAAGCTCATCATTTAACTTATCACGTTCTTCTGGTGTAGCTGCTCTACGTATTTGCTCTCTTATAGATCTTTCTTTATTAGCATATTGTTGCTCTGCTTGAGCTTTTGCAGTATAGACAGCTCTACCTGCTTCAGACTGGCTGTACTCTACTTTAGCCTGTTTATCGCTTAGTACACGGGGTTCTTCGGTGGGTCTTTGAGCCGCAGTACCTTTAGCAAGTGTTTCTTCAAAACTATCACGCTCTGCTGCAACAGCCGCATCAGTAAGAGTTGCTTTACCAGCTTCGGCTTTTGTTGGCTCAATAGGTAAACCTGTTATAGGGTCTTTATCTCTTTTAGCACCAGCGGCTTTAACAAACTCACTTTCTTTTACTTCACCGGCAGTGTAGGTAGATGCCTTTAAACTTGTTCCAAAGTCTCCCTCTAACTTAAACTCTTCAGCTAAGTCCTCAGGATCTCTTGTAAATGATCTACCTGCACCGTCCTGAAATCTAATTTTACCGTCACTACTAACCTTATAATTAAAACCTGTTTTTTCTTTAAAAGCTCTCGCAACATTCTGAGCATCAAAACCCAACGGTGATTTTGCTGTGTCCGCAGTGCTAGTTGTAGCAGTTCCTTTTGTAGCAGAAGCCCCTATAGCAGCTTTTGTGTTTACTGCAGGAGTTCCTGTATCAAGTTTTGATATGTCTTCGTTTTGAGTTTGAAAACTTTGACCTCCCATAAAAGGGCTTAAATTTTTATAACCTGCTGCAAGTGCCATTTGTGCTGGAGTTCTTTCAAAAGTATTTCCAAAAGCATTATAAGAGTAGTTACCTGTTTCAGGATCATAAGTAGCGTCTATACTTTTCTGCGCTAATATTTTATCCAGTGCTTTATTATTAAAAGCCACACCAGCTTTATCTACTTTAGCAGCCGTAACTTCAAAAGGCTCTGGCTGAATTGCTAAACTATTTTTTGCAGGATCATCAATTTCAACATCGTCTAGAGGGTTAACAACAGGGCCTACATATCCGGGACTTCCGGGGCCACGACTAGTAGTAGTATCGGCTGTAGCAGTACTACCAGTATTAAACTTTTTACGCTTCAAAGCAGTCAAGGCTTTATTTTTATTGCTCATAATATCTACTCTTTATCTTTTTTAAAAAGTTTCTGGACAGTCTCTGTTTCTAAGATCCTAATACAAGTCCAAATAATGGTTGCTAAAGCAGCTAAAGGTGGTAGCCAACCAGCTAACGTACCTACTGTGCCACCCACCGCTATTGCGTCTATAACTGCTTTAGTTTCTTCTTGCATTATTTTTTAGCCTTACCAATAACCAATGCAAACATTTCTAAGAACTTATATAGTTTACCTATAATTTTATCATCTTTTGGTGTAGGAGTTAAAGCCGTGATAGCGCTACAAGCTGTTACAAGAGCCGTTAAAGCATTAATATAATCTAGTGCATTAGTCATTACCACGGAACTCCTGATGCTTGCGTTGGGTTCTTCTGGAGGTCAATGGAAGCCTGTAGGCTTGCTTCAATAGCGTCCTTGTCAACACCGTTAGCCCAGCACCAACCTAAAGCTACTTCTTCTGTGATGTCGTCGTAAGGAACGTAGTCTGAAGCAGAAGGATCTGGTGTAAAACCAGCAGTGCCGTAGTTAGTCGCTGAGTAGGTCGCAGCGTCATCGCCTTCTCCTACAGTCTCTGATGCGTTAGCTCGCCAGTGACATACGATAACGCCACCGTCTGCAAGCGTTCGTTCCATTTGGCTGATTTGCCATACTGTTGTCATGGTGCGTCTCCTTCTTGTGATGCTTCAAATGCTGCGATGACTTCAGCAGTGTGAACCGCTGCACAAATCGCTTGTACTTCTGCTGATTCGCCGCTGTAGTCCTGACCAGCCGTGATGACGTGCCTGTGGTAGCCAGAGGATAGCTCTACGCCGTCCTCTAATACCTGCGTACAAGTCCTGATTTGAACAGCCTTGTATGGGCCAATTATTTCAATCTTGTCTTCTGATATTACTTTTTCTAAAGCCATTTGTATTGCTCCTGTCTGTGCCTAGAATCCACTAGGCGTATGGTTGTTATGCTGCTGTAAAGTAATGGGCAGTGAAATACATATAATTATGTGTAGTTGCTGCATCGCTTAGATTTGTTGGAACCAGCGGGCTTGAAGCAGAAGCGTTAGTCGCCTGTGTTCTAAAATTTATTTGATTGCCGCTTGTGTACCCTTTTAAATTTGGCATATCAGTAGCGAAGTTCAGCGCAAAATTAATATGAACGCCACCCCCATTACCGTTTACTGAGAAAGGTAGCCCAGTGATAACTGTAGTACCGCTTAAAGTTCCTCTTTGAGCTTGTAATACACCTGTGACCATTACCTTGTTGCCAATTTTTGTATACGAACCTTCTTGTGTGCCGTATGTCGCCGCGCCACTAACCGCTTCATAAGCAGGAGTCCAAGTCCCCTCCTCATAGTCATCCAGCGTTTTGCTTGATACGCTGCCGCCTGTGGCTCCGAAGACAACACCGCCTGATAGGTAGAGGTATTTGAAGCGTGAATCAGACTTGCCTAAATCAATAATGTTGTCTCGCAAGGCTCCTGCCGCATTGGAGGGGCGAATGTAATTAGCTTGGTCATCAAATTTTAGCCCTGTGTTTCCAGATGCAATAAGAAGCTCGCCGCCACCACCAGTTGGATCTGAATCTACTACACTGATACCACCTATGGCTGTTCCCGCCTTGTTGATAGAAATAGACGTACCGAATGAGTTTTGGCGGTTGACGATTAGGGCTTCATGACCCGTATTGCTTGAAGTGGTCTCAATGTTTGCGCCAACTACTGCACCAGTTACAGCGAGTCTTGTGCTGACTACACCAGAATTACCAATACCCACGTTTCGAGACGAATCAATCGTCATAGCGACAACACCAGTAGCTGAATCGCTACCAGACGTTGCAAAATCAAGACCTACTTTGTTGCCACCTGCTGTTTCTGAGTAAGCCTTGATGAATGCCTTGTTACCTGTTGAGTTGGTTGAAGCATCATTGGCATAAAAATCAATCTGACCTACAACGTCATTTTCACCTAGAGTTGTATCGCTACTTTCTAAAGTAAGAACTGCACCTGTTGCAGACGATGCGTTAATTAAGGAGCGTGGACTACTAGCACCAATACCCACCTTGCCCGTAGCCCCATCAACGTATAGAGCGTGTGTCCCGCCGTTGTGCGCTACTCTGAAATCGGCATCAACTGTGTTGCTGTTGAAAACCACATGCCCACCAGCCTGTGATGCGGCAGTAATACCTCCAAGGCTGTCGATGCGCATGCGTTCTGTGCCTTTTACCTCAAACATCATGTAGCTACCAGCAACTTGATTTCCTACGTCAGTGCTGATTGCCAGTACGCCGTTATTGTCAGAATAGAGACGCGAATACACGGTGCTTGTGCTGCCATTAATTCTAATTTGAGCGTTTGAGTCAGACGCATCTGCTACATGCAACTGCGTAGCTGGCGAACTCGTACCAATACCCACGTTGCCGTCACCCTGAACAGTAAACAACAAATTGTTCTGATAGTCAGCCGCCCTAAACGCGTATTGAGACGATGTGTCTCCTGCGGCAACATATAATCCGAAGCCTGTAGCTGATGCGTTTCTAAAGTCACCTATAGTAGCCGCCGCATTGCTCCTAACGTCTAGTCGTACACCCGCTGCAGGAGTGACACCAATCCCCAAGTTGCCGCTGGTATCGATGCGCATGGCTTCTGAGCCAGCTATGGAAAACAGCATACTACCCGCAGTTGCGTTAAAGCCCGGACTAGCACTTGTACCAGACTGTCCGATTTCGATAGAAGCGTCTAAGCCACCGCCATCTCCGCCAAACTTAACTGCATAGGTGTTGTCTTTTACTACTTCCAACCTGTGAGTCGGGTCTGCGACATTTATTCCCACGTTATTAGTACCACCGTCAACGAACAGCGTATTCGCGTTGCCAGTAGTAGCCACTCTAAAATTAGCAGTGGTTTGTCCGTTATTAAAGACTGATTCAGACCCTGCTGACCCTGCGTCATCTACACCGTCGGACAAGCTGATTCGCGTACCTGCAATAGTGCCATTAAACGTAGCCGCACCTGCCGCTGACATATCAAGGGTGAGGGCTGTGATGGTTGAGGCGCCATCTTTGCCTTTGAATAATAAATCTTGGTCGCTAGTATTAGTTTGTATTATGTTTTCATTGCTTGAGTGATAAACAAGTAAATCTCCACCTGCTCCAAAACTTGCCGCGTTACCATCACTTAATTTAATTCCTGCGTTAAATGTGGCTTCACCTGCCGCTGACATATCAAGGGTAAGGGCTGTGATAGTTGAACCACCATCGTTGCCGACAAATAATATATCAGCATCTGAAGTAGCGTTGGAGATTCTAAAATTTCCGCCTGTTGCTATAAATTCTGGCGTGACATCGAGCCTAAATCTATATCTTTCTGAACCACCATCTTTGAAATATATATCACTGCCATCTGCATCAAGAATCAAATCTCCTGCAACATCTAGTGTTAGGTCGCCAGAGCTTAGGGCAATCGTAGTGCCATCTATTGTGATGTTATCTACTACTACACCTGCGTTGGCTGTAACAACACCACCAACCGCTAGAGTACTCGCCATATCCACAGCGCCATCAATGTCCACGACATCAAGGTTAGCTGTGCCGTCTACATCAATGTCTCCAGAAATATCTAGGCTTGCAAAGACTGAAGTTCCTGTAGCCGTCATTATGCCTGTTGCTGTAATGGCTGTACCCGTAATAGCCGCAGGAGTTGTGCCACCAATAACAGCACTATCAATTGTGCCGCCATTAATATCTGTAGTGGTAAGTACAGAGCTTGCTAGTGTTACAACACCAGTAGAGTCTGCAATAGAACCTGCGGCAGTGCCGTCTTTAGCCTTTAAAGTAGTTACTTCAAGATTTGTAGTATCTACTGTAGTTGCATTAACTGATGTAATGTTACCTGTAGTTGATGTAAGTGTAGTAATAGTAGTAGCGGCAATAGTGCCACCTTCAACTTTGTCACCAGAGATTTGATCGTCTGCAAGAGTTAATGTACCCGCTGAAACATTTAAAGTTTTTCCTGATCCTACTGTAATGTCTGATGTTGCAATAGTTGCCCCATCAATAGTTCCGCCATTAATGTCTGCGGTATCAGCTACAAGGCTATCAATGTTTGCAGTACCGTCAATGTATAGGTCTTTCCACTCAGAACCTGCTGCGCCTAAGTCATAAGTATTGTCTACGCTAGGAAGAAGATTAGAAGCTACGTCAGCACTAAAGGCTACTGTATCCGTAGCAGCATCACCAAAGGTTAAGTTACCTGCAATAGTTGCGTTGCCTGTAACAGTAAGATTGCCACCTACGCTAAGATCATTAGTAGCCGTTACATTTCCAGTAAGTGTAGAAGCACCTGTAACGCCTAGAGTTCCAGCAACCGTGGCGTTGACATCGACATCCAGAGTATCAATGTGAGCTGTTCCATCCAAAAATAAATCTTTAAACTCCAGTGAGGATGTCCCAAGATCAATATCATTGTTAGTAACAGGAACAATAGCACCATCTTGGATACGAAGCTGTTCAACTGTACCGCTTGAAACTTGTACATAAAAACCCCACCTGTTGTTTGTGTTATCTACAACAATCTTGTTTAAAAAGTCTATGTCACCAATCTGCGGAATGTTACCGCCTTGACCGCTAGTACCATCGTGCTTGTGTCCAGTAGAGCTGTCACTGCTTGCAGAGTATGCGAAAGCGTTTACTACTTGGTTAAATTCATTGTTAAATAAAGCCGCTGTAATTGTATCGCCATCAGCAAACGAACTTTGTCTTGTATAATTCTGAGCCATTAATTTATCTCCTGCCTGAAGGCATATAATCTATGTAAATACCGTTTACAGCGTATGATGGTTTTTGATCGTCGCTAAAAATTCTAAAGCTACATGTATGTCCAGAGCCTTCCAATGTAAGACGCTCCATAGGATCACTGGTTGCTCCAAAGGTTACAGCATTAAATGTTGCTGTTCCAAAGATAGCTGGTAAAGCAATTGTAGCTATAGAAAAAGGTTCTGGTTGAGGTATGTTAGGATCTTCATAATCATAACGCACCCTAAAACTAGGAAGAACTTCTCCTTCAGGACTAAAAGAAACTCTAGCATACTTCAAAGTTTTTCTAGTTCCTACGTCACCAAAGTCAAAGTCAGGAGTTTGGTAAACTGATGAAATATTAGTAGCCGCTCCTGCATTATAGAAAGAAGTACCTGTTGTATGGTTGTAAATATAACCATCTTTGTCACCATGATATACTTGCTCTACGCCATTTGCATCTAAGTCAGAAATAATACCCAGTGCTTGAATGCCTAGTGTTTCTGACCATTCAAAACCATTAGAGGTTAATGTTCCAATAATACCTTTAGCAACTGAAGGACTTTCAGTATTAGTACTATAAAATAATCTGTACTGAGACTTACTTCTTAAAACTGCGCTAGTAATAATAAAACCAGAGTTAGCCGCTACATCTTTTAATATTTCTTGTATTTGTCTACTAACAGAGCTTAACTCTACGTCACCAATACGCGCTGTGCCTGCCACAGTACGCACACCATCAGGTGCAAGAAATAAAATATCACCACCAATTTCTTGTATGCTGCCGTGAGATAAACAACCTACGTTAGTTGTAATAGGCGTAACTGATATACTAGCAGCATCGTTAATGTTAGAAAGCTTGTGAATACTGTTTTTACAGAAAATAATTAAATCACCACGAAAGCTTGCTAGTCCTACAACAGCATCAGAAATTACTACACTGCCTGATCCTGTACTACTAAAGCTATCTATATCATTTGTACCACTATAGTACACAGTATTTTTAGATGACGCATCACCAGCAACCACAAGGTGTTTATCGTGTATAACTGCTATTGCAGGGCCTACAGTGCTACTTACAGTAATTTCTTTAGCAAAAAAGGTTCTAGAGCTTAAACCCGCTGTTCCTGTCATTTGAAATAAAAATGGCTCATTGACCCCGTCACAGATTACAATTTGCCCGTAATCTGAAGTACCTTCATAGATTGCAAAAGTACAGCGTCCCTGATTTGTTCTATCGGCATTTGCACGGCTGTTAAAAGTTCCGTAGTCATCACCGCTACTATGAACAGAAGCCTTGTTTATTTGCATCCATGTTTCTTCACCATCAACACTGAAGAATATACCAGTGCCTGAACATACAATAACGCCATCAGCGTAAACAGCCATGCCTAATACTGCTTCACTACCATTTGGTTTTGTGTCACCAAAGGGTGTAAAGCCATCAATGCGCCTGTAGCCGCCATCAGGATCTACTTCAAAGTTACGAAGTCTTGTGGCTTGTCCCGGCTGCTGAAGCATTTCAAGCTGGTTTAGGTTGACGTTTAAACCGCCTCTACAAGAATATCCCCAAGGCTGAGACATTACACAAATCTCATTCTGTCATCTTTGAAATAACCGGGAGCTGGTTCCATAAGATGAAGGCGCATAAGTTTTAAACCACGCTTATAATCGTCTAGTGCAAATGCAGCAGCTTGTGAGTTTTCTTTAAACTGGTGCATGTAGTATCTAGCCCTTGCTAACAGCACAGGCTTGTAAGTGTCTGCAAATACAATAGCATCTCCAAAAGCATCAAGCTCTGTAGGAAGGTCGTAAGCATAGAACCAAATACGATATACTTTGTCAGGTATGGCGCTTAGACCAAACTTACGACTGTCTGGGCTGCGTATTACGCGAGAAGGAACACCATACTGTTGGGTGTCTGAAGCGTCTTTGTTCTGCGAGACTCTAAAGAAGTCTTTCCACTCTTCAGTAGTTGTGTACTTGAGGTTACGAATAGTATGCGGCGCTGTTTCTCCAGACACATCAACAGTTGTTAATAGGAAATTATCCCAATCAATGTAACCATAATCAGTTGTCACGCTGCTAGAAGAAGGTTTTAACTCGTACCAACGAGTACCAGCTACTGTTTCTACATACGCATTTCCGTACATGTGATCTGTAGCACCGCTTTCATCAGTAGCTAAAAAAGGCCACTGAGGTTCTTCGTTAACAATGTCTAAATAGCTTCTGTTAATACAGTCTTTAGCGTGTTGCTGAACACCGATAGCATTTGCAAAAGTAGCTGAAGTTAAAGCAACCTCATTTAGCTCTCGCAGTAGCTCATTTGTTAACGTAAGAAATGTTGCCATTATTAGTGTGCCTTTTGAATTGTGAAGTTAGCTTTTTTGCTTGCACCTTTATGAGGCTTAAACCCTTCTTTAGGATCTTTCATTAGTTTCTGAATTTTACCAACCTTCATCCAATGATAACCTTTAGGGGCGTCTACTTTCATTAGTAAGTTACGCTTTTATTCTTACCGGCCATTGCGCTACAAGCTTTTTCCATAGCAGCAATATCAGCTTTACCGCCCATAGCTTTACCACCATGAGCATAGCCACCACGAGGTTCGGTCATTTTCTTTTTCATCTGGCCTTGCATTTGATCTACCATGCTTCCACCCATATAACCGCCACGCATATATTTATCTTTCATTATTCTTGCTCCATGCTAAAAGTTTTAGAAGTCTCTCTAGCTATTTCTAATTCATTTTTATTACCAAAGATACGATCATAGTTGCTTTGATATTTATCTTTGTCAAAACCCTTACGAAAACGACTTTCTTGAGAAACAATCGCTTTCCTAAACATTACTGGCTTATCTTTACTTCCTATTTGTGGCATACATAAATCCTGTGTAAAAAGATTGGGGGCTTTTTACGGCCCCCGTTCAGTTTAGTCGATACCATAAAACGCTGAAACCATAGCATCTGGCCGCAGTACCTTAGCACCATATACGTGAAGACCACGTACAATGTCGCCAAAGCTATCTGGGTCACGAATGACTTCAGTGCTAGTAATGGTCTGAGCCGTAGCAGTAGCAGACATGTGACCAGCAAGACATTGACCAGCAGCGTTAGACGTTGCAGCAATGTTGTTAGTCTTATACATGTCAAAGCCACGCAGCTTGCCAGAGCTTACCAAACCATTACGGATGGAGCCTTGACCGGCGTTGTAGTCTACTGACAAAAGCTTAGATGAGCTTTGTACGAGAATTTCGTAAAACTCAGGTGAAGCCAAGAACCAACGACCTTCTTCAGGGATGTTTTGCTCGTCAAGAAGACGGGCCATACGAGAAAGAACGTCAATAGGATCGTGCTCAGATGAGCCAAAGCCAATGTCCAAGTTACCAGTACCGTCAAAAGTACCAGCAGCAAGGTCAGTTGCATTGTCAGAACCAAGGATGTGGTTAGGGGTTGCAGCAGAAACGCCAGCGAACATCGTAGCAATTACACCTGCGTCAAAAGCATCACGCAAAGCGTAAGCTGCTGAAGAGGTTGCTACATCGCGGAAGTTTACATGCGACATGTTAGTTTCAATATCATCAACGATGAACTTGAATGCGTTAGCAGTGTCAACAACAAGACTAACTTCTTGGTCAGTCAAAGCTGTTTTAGTTATATCTGCGCCACGCTCATACTGGTAAACAGTGATGACAGGTTCCTTGATGATTCGTACAGTGTCACCATAACCAGAAATCTCACCAGCATAATCGGTGTTCGTAATAGCTTCTGCTACTGAAGACTTCCGAAAGAAGTTGAGTACCTGTTTAGAATATACTTTGGGTAGGAAAAACGAGTTCGTTTGACCTGCTACTGAATTACCAAAGTTACCGTTAGTGTCTGTACCTTGCTCAAATAGAGCGTCTGATTGGTTAAAAGCCATATTATATTACTCCTAAGTAGAAAAGATTATCCTCTACGAACCCTTCCCTCAATCATCGCAATATTGATTTCTTCTTCGTGTCTATCAAATTGGTCGAGGGACATTTTCGCAATTTCACTTTCTGTCCAAATCTTAGCTTCCTTAGCATCTATATTGGTTGTTTTAGTAGATACCATATCAGCAGCAGAACTTTGTGGCTGCTTACGATTTGAACGTCTTTTTTGAGTATTCTGTCCTTTCCCAGTTTCTAACTTATAAAGGTCTAACGCTTTAACAGCTAAAGTAACATTGTTTGGATTGTTATAAATCCAATCTTGTATTTGATCCGGTTGTTCCTGCGCCCATTCATGGAACCCATCATCTCCTCTGATTTGATCAAAGTCAGGATGACGTTCCTGTAAAGCCGTCTCAGCTTCTCGCGCTGCAATTTCTGCTTCCCGCTGTTCAATAACAGAAAGCTTAGATCGCAATGCTTCTACTTCTTGCTGGCTCCTCATGTGAGCTACAGTTTCTACCGTATCATATAGATCAGGATACTCTTGCCTAAAACGATCTAAGTCCTCTTGAGACTTAGGAGCTTGGTATTGGGGTTCAGCTACTCTAGCTTGATCCAATAGTTCTTGCTCTTTACGTTTAAATTCAGAAAGCTTCTGATCGTAATGTTTCTTTAAATCATCATAGCGTTTTTTATAATTAGTATTGGGTTCATCCTCAGAAGAAGGGGCCTTTTTGCGGGTAGCCTTTTTCTGTTGAGGTTCTTCGTCTTCATCTTCCGGGTAATACAAACTTTCAGCAGCATTTAAAGATTGTTTGCGATCTTGTGTGTGCCAAGGTTTACGTGCATTATACGGGTTTGCGACTTCTTCCTCTTCGTATGCCTGTTCGGACATAATACTCTCCTTTTCTACGGGGCTTGTTTTCTTGCAAGGTAGCCAATTTAAAACGTCTTTAAAATCTGGGGCTTGTTAATACAAGGTAGCCGTACTATTGTTGTTTTTAGCGTCTTCCTCCCATTAGGCTTGGCATTTGATTAGCACCCAACATAGATTGCTCTATGCGGTTTTCCTCTTCTTCCATTTGTTTATTAGGCATCCCATAAGGATTACTTAATAAACCGCCTTCTGCGTATCCGACTTTACCTCCACTAGCTTTTCGTTCTGCATCATCCATCATTGTTTGAAGGTTGTCTGCTCCGATTTCACTGGTGGCTTCTTCGGTGATTACAAACTCTCCATCGCTCAATCGCGCAGGAATAGAATCTGATACACCTGTTCCGGGGCCTTCAACTTCTCCAGCTCCCGAAAACTCTGATGCAGTCATAATGACTTTATCAAAGATTTCACTAAGCCTTGAATCTGATTCCAAAGCTCCCATTAAATATTGTTGTTCTGTTTCGTCTAAAGACTCATCAAGCACAAAGCCCATGTAGTCATCTTCCATTTGATCGTCTGGAACCTGTGACTCTTCTGCCATTGCTTGTTCTTCAGGTGTAAAAGTATCTACAGGCATTTCTTCTTCCATACCCATTTCAGGGGGTACAAGCAGTGAACCGCCTTCAGCTTTCATAGTCCTGTCCTGTTCTTTAAACACAGACATTTTTACTTCTTGATCTACGTTTTGTGTCTGTTTTTGAAAGTTTTGCTGAATACGTTCTTGTTGTTCAGGTGACTCAGCCGCTTCCATTTCTTGTTTATATGAGTTATACATCATACGAAAGCTATCTTCGTCAGATATTTCACCGCCTTCTGCTTTTCCTTTTCTAACGTCAGTAGTGTATTCTTTACCTTCAAACTTAAAAGTTTTTTTACCTGCGTTATGAGCTTTACTAAAAGCTTTTTCAAAAGCTGTAGATTCTTTTTTTGTGGGTGCGGAGTCGTTTTGAGAATCCCAAGCTTTCATAGCACCAGCCCCTAATAAAGAGCCTACACCTGTACCAACTAAAGCAGTTTTTCCTGCTAAAACATTAGCCGCTCTAGTTTGATCGCCAACCCCCTCTAAAAGGGATTGACCAGCAGTAGGTTTTGTAAAAGCTGCTCTTCCTATTTGTACAATTCGTTCTAAAGTATTGTCGCTTTTACCTCCACCGCGTTTTCTAGCTTCTACTTTTGCCATATCTCTAACTGCGCCGGGAGTTACACCATTATCTTCTGCTACTTTTATAATAGCATCTTCTTTTTTCATTGTTTGTGAAGCAGCTTCTAGTTCAGTATTTATTTTTTTTAGCGTAGTTTTAATTTCTTTTTCTTCTGCATCAGGAAAAAATTTAGCCACCCTTTTTAGAAGAGGCTTTGCTAATTTACCACCCAATGATTTTTGCTCTCTGCGATTTAAAGTAGACCTAGGTAAAAAAGATTCAAGAGCTGCAAAGTCATCTTCTGATAATGAGTCTTTAAATTTTTCTAAATCTTTAGTGCTTAAAGAATCCATATAATTTTCAATGTCATCAACGCCATCAAAGGATTCAAGGTTTTGAGCTGCGTTAACAGGACTTATTTTTTTAACAGGGGCTGTAGTACTTTTTGATTTTTGTTCAAGACGTTCTAAAGGTTTAAAACTTTTTATAACTTCTCCATTATTACTTTGTTTTAGACCCATAAAGTAATCATCAACCATATCCAACATTTCTGTTTCTGGATCATAGTCTTTAGATAACTGTTCCATTAACGGTGTTTTTTCTTCTGCAAAATCTTTAAAATCTTGTTTAAACTGTGCAGCAGTACGTCCTTCAGGACTGTCTACAAACTCTAGTTCTTCAGCAACATCAAGTAACTTTTTTTTCTGTGCAGGTTTGAGAACTTTAATTAGTTTTGAAGCTAATTGTCCACCAATAGCTTTTTTCTCTCTGCTTAACATACTTTTAGGCATCTTTTCTCTCCATTGCTTCTTTAACGCTGTCCTTTAAACTCTCTAACTTAGCCAGAGAACTCAGCCTCCCCTGACTGCGGTACAGCTCCAGTTCCGATGTTGCCACCGCCAGTACCTGTAGCTCCAAGCTCTTGAGGCTGCTGAGGTGCTCCTTCAGGGGGAGCCATAGGTCCGGGTTGTTCACCAGTGGGGCCAGCTTCCGGGCCAGTTGCCTGTCCAACATTATTTTGCATCCCTATAATTTGAGCCATTAGTGCTGCTTCTTCTGGATCGTTGATCAATTCATCTGGATCAAGGTCAAGACTGTAAGCAAGCTCGCTAATTAGCTTGTTCATTTTAATGAATGGTGCAATAGCAGGGTTTTGAGCAGTCTGTAAGAACATAGTCAAGCGTTGGCTACGTACTTCCTTCTGCATTAAGCTATTAGTACCTGTGGCTTTTACTTCTAAGTCACCTTTAACATCTAACTTAGATTCTAAGAACTGCATGTTCCACTGGAAGTATGCTTCGCCCATAGGCTTTAACAAGAAATCATCAAGGTTTTTAATAACAGTCTTGATGTTAAGGGATGCTGCGCCAAGTAGCATGGACATTCCTGAAGCAGTTCGCGTCATACTCTGGACACCTGTCTGACCATGAGAATAGCTTGGGATACCTGTCTGTTCATCTGCAAGCTGTCTGAATTTATCAAACATCATCATGTTTTCTTGTGAGGTGTTAGGAAACTTTAAGCCGTTAATTGCCTGTCCCGGTACTCCTGCTTGTCTTCGGAATACTTTACCCGGAAATATTTCCATACTTTGACCGCCCACAAGAGCAGTTTCGTCTACATCAAAGACTAATGACCCTGACAACGCTAGATTGTCAATTGCCATACGTGCATGACCATTCATGATCTTTTGAGAGTCATCCATGTTCTCTGCAACGCCAATACCAAAGAAACTATAAGGATTTCTTTCGTATGGGAAGGCATGATAAGGCAATCTGAAAGGCGTAAAGGGATTTATTACTGCTCGTAACATTTGACCATTGCAGATCCAAGCGTTAACTTGTACTTCATCTAGGTCATCTACTTCATCTGGAATATCCATACCAACTTGGCGAGCATACTCAGCGTCTATTACTCCCCAATACTCTAGAACTTCAAACTGTCCTGACCCTTCTTCGCCTGTGCGATGGTCATCTTTCAGCTCTTGTTCATAGTCTTTTTCTTCGTAATTAGGCCCTAGCATTAAGGCTTCACGAATAGCGTCTTTGTTAAAATATGGCATTTTAGCCAACGAACGCAGCTTAGTGCGGTTCATACGGTGGCGATGGAATACATATTCTGCTTCGTTTATGTTTGTAGCGTTTGGATCAGGGAAAAAATCCCAAATGCTAACAAACTCAATACGAGGGACGCGCACATCAATTGGAGAATATCTCCTAGATCCTTCTTCATTTTCTTCCCAGCGACTCAATGTCTTATTAAAGTTAAATGGGCCTTTTACGATGCCTGTTCCAAATAGAGCAGACTCAAAAAGAGCGTTGCGTATTTCACTAGCGCCGTTAGATTCTTCAATTTGATCATGAATAAGCTTCTCTAAACGTCTTGCAGCTTCTTTTGCTGGACTAACTTCCATTACTGCTGGGTTAGGACTAGATCCATCTACAAGTTTGTCTGCTCCTTGTGCCTCAATAGAAATTTCGTCAAACTTTCCAGACCCGTAAGTAGCTCCGGGCTTTAATACTCTACCATCACCCTCAAAACCCACATCAAATGGATTATCTTTTTTCTCTTCCTTACCTTCAGGGTTTTCTTCTGCCGAAGTTTCAATACCGGGCAAAGGATTTTGAGGGTCTAAATGGGCATACTCGCTAATACCTTCTGGTATTTTAGTCTCTGAAATGCCAATAGGAAACTTGTTAGCTCCGAATATAACATCTACAAGCTGTCCAAAAGCTGCGAGGACTTTTGTCTTTGTTACTTTAACAAAAACTCTAGATTTTTCTGACTCTCTAAATCGTACATTTTTGTCGTATAAACCGCGATAATTGTGATATGCAGTTAACCAACGCTGTTCATCAATGTCTCTAGAGCTTTCAGCTTGTTCGTAACGATCCATAAGAAGACCAACAAAGTTATTACGCAAGGACTCTTCTAAAGTCAATTGCATACCTTGCTCGTCTTCTACTTGTTCAAAGTATAGACCATTGGCTGTTAAACTATTTTCATCTGACATATATATTAATATCCGAAATCTGCGTCTGCTGGTGTATAAGCCTGTTCCATACGTAAGTGCCGCATTTGTGCTAGTGGGTCATTTACTCTTGGCCTTGACATAATAAGATACCGTAAGGCATCATAGGCGTGGTCAGGCGCATGAGTATTGACATCTTCAGGATTAGTCTTATCCAGAGGAATACTTTGAAGCTCGCGTATCAGGCTAGGACAGCTACTGAAAATCTGTAATCTTGGTCGTCCGCTTGGCTGAAGCCTCAAGTATTCGTGGATTTGAATTTTGCCCTGTATTCTGTTTTTATCTGCTCTACGCAGCTTATGGCCCTGTCTTACTAATGTTTCACCGACTGTAGGGCCTGTAGTCCCAGTACGGGACCATGCTGCTGTATCTAGTACACCTTGAACTGAGAAGGGGTCTTCTACTTCCATCTCTGTTATTATAGTGCCTAAATCCTGTCCTGTCAAGCCTTTACGGTATAATTCTCTATAAACAATGAGGGTGCCATCACTTGGGTCTATAGTAGCCCAAACACAGGCTGACTCACTAGCGTAGCCATAATCTATTCCTTTAACTCTATCCCAGTGAATCGGGATTTGAAATGGCGGTATTACATGTTCTTCTAAACTAAATTCAGTAAAGGCTGCGCCCTCATTAACATCCCAGTTACCTTCTAGTAATTGCTTACGTTGTGTAGGAGGTAAGGCTTTAAGCATCTTTTCATAACGACCATCCATTGCTAGGAAAGGATTATCTTCTAAACGAGCCGGTATAAACTTTCTTGTAAGGCCATCTTTGCCTACAAAGCTTGTATCAGGATCTGATGGTAATATATATCTATTCTTTACCCAGTGAGCGCCCACGCCGCCGGGGTTAGCAGTGCAACGCATGTAAGGAACAATTTCTGAATCAGTAGTACGTAATCTTGAAGCTAGGTAGTTCCAAGAGAATTCTGTGGGTAAGTGAGTAATTTCATCAAAACCTATCCAACTATATGCTTGTCCCTGATAACGATATACATCTGCATCACGCTCAAGGAAGCCGAACTCTATCTTAGCTCCGCTGGGGAAGTTCCAAAGCTTTTCTACTTCACGGTATTTACAACCGGGAAAAGCCTTGGGATATAACTCTCGGCTTTTGTCTATTAGCTCTCGTAGCTCTGGCATAGACCGTCTAATAATTAAGGCCCTGTGTGCGGCTCTGTGAGCGTATCTGAGAGGATCTACGAGCATTGCATAGCTCTTACCACCCCCTGCTGCTCCGCCGTACAGAACGTCTGTCTCGGCTGCTGCAAGGAACTCTGTCTGAGGCCCTTCATTTGGAGCAAAGATAACATTTTCTTTTGCTTCTTGTTGAACTTGCTTGGGGGTGTTTGATAGCTCTTCGGGGGTTATAATTTTATCGGAGTCTGAGTTTTCTAGCTTTTTTATTGTTTGCTTTGTGTTTTTTAAAGATTCTTTATAAGCATGTAGCTTAGATTCAGTCTTAGCTATTTTCTTTTGTTTATCTTTTATAACTCGGTTAGCAGTTAACTTAGCCTTAGTTTGACTATGATAATTATATCCTCTGCCTTTTGAGCCTTTAGGTCTACCACCTTTTAATCTAGGTGTACCGTCTACCTTAAAGATAAAGTTATTATCTTCATCTTTAAGATACTTATCTGGATTAATTTCCCAATCTTTCATTGTCAATTATATTCTTTAAACCTTGATAACTTAGTTTACGACCTGTTTTATGCTCTAACCACATAGAGCCATCACGTAAAGATAACTGCTTATTAATTACTGCTTGTTTAATATCTTCTAATGCTTCTAGTTCTAGAGGCACAGGTATTAATTCTTTTTTTTCTTTCTTATAGCCGAAAGGTACATGTCCCCTAAGCTTCCTCGTATTCTCCATCAATAATAACCTCTTGTTTAGAAGGTAGTATAAATAAACCTCCTTCAGCCTTATGACTTACATCTATACGTTCTGATTTACCTAAGCCTACACGGTCTAGGATTGTCTGTGCTGCTTGTAGCCTCATGTTAGCCTGTGGAATAGGCACATCAGAGTTCATGACTTCTACAAGTTTTAAAGCAGCTTTTGGAGCTGACTGGGCTAGGATTCCTTCAGCTATGTCTAATATTTCTTTTTTTAATGATTTTACAACCTGATAATGACCACTATTGTACCCAGCCAACTCCGCTGCCTTCTTCGGATCACCTCCTTGTTCCACTAGGTGTTCTAAGAAAGAGTGTTGTTTATCTGTCAGTTCTTTATTCATACTTATCATTATAGAGCTTATAGCCATTTTGTCAAGTAGTAAATTTAACTTGACAAAACGCACTTTCAGCTATATACTAACGTAATCGGTCCCCCCGGTTACATATAGATATATGTATAAGTTTATCTTCTTTAAATACCCGCCCTAACCGGACAGGAAGCTATAAGATCCTTATAGGATGTTGTCCGGTTAGTGGGTCTTTAAATACCCGCCCTTAGTGGGTCTATTAGCCCCGCCCAGAAGTACCTGCTTGACACTCCAGAGTTTCCAAAAATGTATAACATTTAGTATATATGGGGGTGGGGGGTACTGGCCTCCTGCCCACCCTCCAAGGACTCCAGAGTTTCCTAAGAAACTCTAAAGATTTCCAGAGTCCAAGCCTCAGAGTTTCTTAAGAAACTCCAGAGTACTCCAGAATACTTTAAAGTTCTTTAAAGTAATATTAAATAAAATTACTTTGTAATTCTTATGTACTTGATAGAGTCCCAGAGGACTCCCTAGTGTGTTAGTTTTAAAGATTCTTTAAAACTCTCCGAGGATTTTCAGAGACTTACGAGTATTTCTATCCATAGTATAATAATACTATGAGAATTCCAGAACTAACTACAAAGTAGTTAAAAAATACTTGACAGACCCGCCAAAAAGCTGCCAATCGCGCAGGTATATACACATGCACAACCCCATCATAATCTATGATTATGAAAATAATTCATGTGACAAAGCTCAAAAAGTTTGCCATCGCGCATGGCCGCACATGCACACGACCCCTAGAACTACGTTCTAAAAAATAAGTGTTGACAAGGGTTTCGGCAACTGCTAGGGACGATCACAACATGCACTGATGACATGTGCACATGATGCAGGCTTTCTTCGCGTGTTAACAGGCGCATAATGCGATCATGATTAATCGCGCACCAGAAAGCCTTGACAATCAAATCGGATTCCAGCACCTTGATATGGCCTCCAGCAATTCGGCTGCTTGGCAACTCAGGAGTTTTATCATGGCGACATTCACATACAACATCGACGACAACAAGCTGGCATCTGGCAAGCAGTTCAACGCTGTATGCTCACACTACACTAACCTACTCGCCACGAAGTTAAATTTAACTTCACAGGACCGTTATGTCCTGTTTAACAGGATGAGAGGTGCTGTAGGTCATTACTTCGGAGAAGTATTGAACTCTAAGATGACTCATGGCGATGTGCAATTGGCTTTTCAAGCCACTGTGGTTCCCTCAGACATCTTAATTACTATTAAGATTCCTAGTGTTGAGCCGAAGGCTACACCCAAGGTTCAACCAAAGGTTGCAGAGGCTCCTAAGAAGGGCCGAGGCAGACCCAAAGGGTCTAAGAATAAAGCAAAAGAGACTACGAAGTCTCCAGAGACTTTAGAGCAACGGGTAGATTCCTTAGAATCTAAGATGGATAAAATCTTAGAAATTCTAACTGCGAAGTAATCCTGAGTCACCTGAGTATGTGAATAAACTACTCGCCTGAATTTAATTAATATTACGAGGTGGTTTATGTGGTTTGTAGATTTTATGGTTAGTGTATTTATATTTTTAATATATTTATTATTAATAATCTCGCTGCTTTGTGTGAGTGTATTTAATATATATTTATTACCAATCACAGTACCACTGATGATGTTGTTTACAATAGTTTGGGATGAAAGTTTAAGGAGTTTTTAGTATGGAAATTACCAGAGTATCAATGATTAGTAAGAAAGAAAATACTTTAGATCTAGATGTAACCCCTAGGCAAATTGAGGCTTGGCGTTGTGGTATGTTAATTCAGGATGCTATGCCTAATTTAACATCGGATGAAAGAGAGTTTATTGTGTCGGGTATTACTAAAGATGAGTGGGATAGTGTATTTGGAGATGAATAAAATTCATAATGGAGATTGAATATGTATTATTCTTATGGCGATGGGTCTGGTAAGTGGCATAGCCAAACCATAAAGAGATTCAATGACTTAGAAACTGAGTCATTAAAATATATTATGTTTGATTGTAGCAGAGCTTTAGAGGCTATGCCTGACAATCCAAAGGCAGGACAATATCAAGATGAGATTCTTTATTGTGCTATGGAGTTAAATAAAAGGAGAAATACTTGAAAACTATATTACATGTTAATCAGCATAACATTAGAGCTAATAGTAAAGGGGCTTACCCAAAGGATCTACCAGTACTTACTGTTAAAGATTATAAACAAAATAGGAAATGTAATCAGGCATTAATTAAAGATGCCGAAGGTAACGTAGTTGCTAAGTTAGTATATAGTCCAGACAAGCCACTGTCCTGTGGTGCCAAGGTCTGGATAGAAACTGAATTAAATGTGGAGACAATATAATGTATAAAACTCACGCTACTAAAGTTCAATCTTATGCACAAAGATCTGCCGATAACATGGCATGGGTTGTTATTATGGTTATTTGTTCAATCAGAATGAATTGGTTAACCGTAGGTTTTCAGTTAACGGATATTAAAAAGTTTAAATTAGACTCTAGGTTTCTTAAAAACAAAACTAGGGCCAAAGGTTATATGTATATTATGACTCACAAGCATAAAATTTATAGCCAGATGCTGGCAGTAATTAACTCACATAAGAACGATGACGAGAAAGCATTATCACTTATGAAAATATTCATTAGGATTCCGGGGCTTGGATTAGCTAAAGCTGGCTTTGTTTGTCAGTTAACTGCTGGATTAGTTGGGTGTATGGATAGCCATAATGTAAAGTTATTTGGCATTGAGCCAAAGTGTTTAGAGTATGATAAAAATATTAAGAAGGAGGCGTTACTTATTGAAAAGAAAAGGAATTATATTAAGATTTGCCATGAGTATGGCACAGAATTTCTTTGGAATAATTGGTGTGAATTTTTGGCTAACGACTCAGGATCTAATAGTAAATGGGTTGACGGGTTCCATGCCTCGGAAGTACACTATACTTATCTGACTCAGGAGGGCTGAGATGTTATACAAACATGACTGTAAAAACTGTGTATATGTAAAAACTGTGGGCAACTGTGACTACCATATTTGCATTGATGAGACTGCCAAAAACGGCTCTTTGATTCGTCGGTATAGTAGTGAAGGTTCTGATTATAGGTCAACAAACATAGACGCCTTTTTAAGGAGGTTATAAGATGTATTACGCAACTAGGGTTGATTCATGTAGCGGGATTTGGTTTGTTAATAAAACTTTAAAAGGCTTTGTCAAGAAATTTCATGATGGCGACGAGATTCTCATCTGTAAGAAAAAACCAGACACTGCCGACTACGGTTATTATTATACAGTAATAGATGGAAAGGTTAAGCGCCACCCTAAGAAAGCAATTAATGTAATGTGGATGAAAAGGGAGTTAGGACTATGAGGTATAATAAAATATTAGAGTTTAATGTAGGTAAAGTAAAAGGTTCTTGCCTTGTTTATTATGAGCCTCCTCAATACGAGCCACCCAACATGATTCAACAACAGTATATTGAGTTCTCTCATGTAGATGTTAATAATAAACTAATACCTTTTGAAAGTATTAATGATGTTTTATTTGGAATTATGGAACAAGCTTTTGAACAAGAACAAAAAGACTACTTAGCTTATGGAGATTATTAATGAGCTTAACACTTTGGGTTACACAAGACATAGAAGTTATTCATTTTAAAGGCTATAAAGAACACACTATAAGGAGGTTTAAAAAGTTTAATACACTAGCACAAGCACAGGAGGAACTAGAAAAAAACAGTGACAACTATTATATATATGAGGGAGTTAAACCTGATCACCTTCATGGAGTTTATAATTTCTCAGGTAATAGATTACATAGGATAGACAATGAAGCAAGTATTAATAGACGTAAGAAACAGCTACGGTAATACTTTATATTACCCAGCCTGTACAAACGCTTGTAAGTTTGCACAGATAGCTGCCACAAAAACTTTATCGGTACAGGTACTAAAGTATATTAAAGAACTAGGTTACACAATCACTGTAAAACAAAAGGAAGTAATAGTATGAACAACGTAATTAATATGTTTGAAAACGCCAAAGTTGCTGACTACGGCCCTGCTGATTTTGATATTGATCAAGCGCCTCTTACTTATATTACTGAGTCTGGTATTCAGAAAGCATCCAAGCATGTAATATATAGAACAGATACTGGAGAAGAGTTAGGTATACACGGCTCACGGTACTCAGACTTATATAATTTATCTTATAAGAGAATGATAGATAACCAAAGAGATTGTATTAATAAATCTGGTTTAGACCTCGGAGGTCTTAGCGAAGACATACAAGTATCACATAACGGTGCTAAGTGCTTTGTTAAACATACCCTACCAGATGTAAAACTACGAACTCCAGATGGTGATCAAGCAGCCCTAACATTCTTAACTGTTAGTAGCCTAGATGGCACCTTCCCCTTTATATCTACAACAGGAGCCAATCAGTGGGCCTGTATGAATGGTCAAGTATTTACTAATGGTGCAGCTACCATGTATAAATCTAGACACACTAAGAAATTAGATGTAGATCATGCCGCTAAGATTATGTATCAAGCTGTAGATATATTTAAAGATGAGGTAGACAAGTGGTTTGTCTGGTCTGAGATTGGTGTACATAATATGGATGCCTTCTTTGCTTTTGCTAAAGCAGCTAATGCAAAGGCAGTGTTTGCTTGGCGTAAGGAATACCCAACATCCCCTATAAGCGAGATGCTTTTACAACCTAAGATATATAGCAATACTGCTCTGATGTATATGTGGGATAAATATACTACACATTACTCTAAGAAAATGGGTACGAATCAATGGGCTGTATACAATACACTTACTGATTGGTCTACTCATGCTCCAGCAGCAAGGGAATCTTCTCAGGTAAACATTGCTTCTATATCTTATAAGCGTGGTGAGACTGTTCGTGATACAATTATTTCTAACTTTCGGGAGGCAGCGTAATGACTCTCAGTGAAGCTGCTGGATATTTAGATCAAACAGAAGATGAGCTTTGGAGCTGGATTAATAATCTTAAAAGGAGTGGCTATAGATTTTTTAATAATGGGTACGATTGCGATGGTTGTATTTATACAGATGCAGATGGAGGAGCCTTGTTAATTAAAGGGTACTCTGAAATTTATGAAACAGAAGGAGGTCAAATAGAATTATTAGAAGACTGCACGTATTGTAATATAGAATATTCTATGTTGAGAAAGATCTTTAAAGAGTTAGAAAGTTCGGCAAAAGAGTTTGAAAAAAATATTATGGAGGAAGCGTAATGAATATAGATACCGATGCAGACTATGTACTTGAGGCTTACTGGTGGGAGCACAAGCTAGTAGACAATGTAGTTAAACGTAAGAAGAAACATATGTTAGCTTGTATAGCATGTTATAAAGAATATGAAGATCCTTCGGGGCAGCTTGAGGAAATACTAGCTTTAAAAGATGCGCTTACTGTAGCATACCGCTATCATCCCGATGGTGATGTGGTTGTTAAGTTAACTATTAAAGAGGAGCTCGTAAACGGATGAAATTTAATATAGATATTATTGATTGTTTAATTGATACCGCTGAAAGAACAACAGACTTAGAAGGTGTTTACAACGATAAGACTGGGAAGTTTTTTACATGGGAAGAAATTTATAAAGCAAGGGAAGAAAATGAAATTTGATATAGACTGGGACACAATAGATGCAATCGGTATAGAGTTTGTTAAAGAATCCTATGCGGGATTACTTGAAACATTCAGTGGGTATGATCCTGAAAACGCTGATCATAAAGAAGATTTTTATGACGATGAGTGGAGGGTTGAATGCTTTGAAACTGTTTTAAAATACATACTACCTAAAGGAGAAGCACATGCGTTTATTGCGGGACAAAGGCAAAAACACCTTAGCCAGATTGACCTCTTTAATTAAAGGGGTTTGGGAAGACATGACAGCAGGTGAGTTAAGTGAGAACGAAAGAACTTATATTAAAACATCTGCCGTTATATTTTTATTATTTCTTTATGTATGGGTGACAATATGAAAGTAGAATTGATTGATTTGATGGGCGGGGACTTGACTGTTGTAAACAGTGCCAGAGTTTCCTTTGATAAGATAGCATCTAAAGTTAAGGAGTCAGACCAGAAGTTAATTAGATACCTAGCAGCACACGACCACTGGACTCCCTTTGGACACGTTCAAGTACAGTTCAGGATTAAGGCTCCGGTCTTTGTCGCAAGGCAGTTGGTTAAGCATCAGGTGGGCATGGTCTGGAACGAGACGAGTCGTAGGTATGTAGATAGCGAGCCAGAGTTTCATGCCCCCGAAGCTTGGAGGAAACGTGCGCCAGATAAGAAACAAGGTTCACTATTAGAAACATTTACAGGGATAGATGAGGAGCATTGGGATACAATATATTGGGGCCACATGGAAACTTGTAAGACTATCTACGATATCATGATTGCTTCTGGTGTAGCCCCTGAACAGGCTCGTATGATTCTACCGCAGTCTATGATGACTGAGTGGATATGGACAGGATCACTGGTTGCATTTGCTAGGGTAGTTAAGTTAAGATCTAGTCCTGATGCACAGTATGAGTGTCAGCACATAGCAAATAGGATTAAAAAAGAGTTAGACAACACCCCACAAATTGAGTATTCTTGGAGAGAATTATGTCAATAGGCACTAGGATTTTTGTACACGATACTGTTAAAATTAATATCAAAAGATCTTTAGCGGATGACAAACAGTCTAAAGATACTTGGGACATTACGATAACAGATGATAGAGGTGAGAACGTGACTATCTATTGTTGGGGCGATGATGCTATACTTACGGGAGATCTTACAGGAGAAGGTGTATGACAGCAGACGAGGAAGGTTGGATTGAAGGGATGGCAGACTTCTACTCAGCAGTAGATGACGCATGGGCTTATGCTTTTGTTATGAGCTTAGGTACTCGTACTCCTAATGATGTTACGAAACAAAAGTTTATTGAGTTTGTTTCAGATACTATTATGAGTGTAAACGATGACCTTTCTTGTAGCACCGATGACATCATCAACATGATCCCTGACTTTATTGAATACTTAGGAGATTGGTAATGTTTGTAGAAGATATTTTACAACTAAAAGAACAACTGTTAAATCCTAAAAGAAGTGATGAGTTTATTGTACCCTTATACATTGAAGGTTGGAGATACTTTAAAGTAAAAGTAGGTAACAAGTATTGTTTCTTAACACCCCTTGTAGGAGGTAACAGGAGCAAGAAGAGATTAAGTTCTTTTAAACAAGAGCTTAAAGAAACTTACTGGAGTGCTGCGACATGGCATTCTAGTAGGCAGGGCAAACGCCCTAGAAACTGGAAGAATTTGTACGCTTGACAAGAAGTTTTGCATCGCTTATACTTCCCAAACCATAAACCTATAGGAGAAAATACGATGGCTATTGTTGATGGAGTTGCTTACTGGGCTAGTGTCACTACCCCCAACACAACCTATGAACCTGTCTACAGTATTAATGTAGTAGTAGATAATGAAGTTGCTAATGACTTCAGGAGCCGAGGCTTTACTGTTAAAGATAAAGAAGAAGGCCCAACCATTGTTGTTAAACGTAAAGTGCATGGACCTAATGGTATGATTAGAACTGCACCTAAGTTAATTGACAATATGAAAAATGAAATGGACTGTCAGATCGGTAATGGATCTACTGTACGTGTCCAGTATAAAGAGTGGGAAATCACTCGCCAAGGTACTTTGTATAAAGGACTAGACCTACAAGCTGTACAGGTTAAAAGCTTAGTCTCTTTCAGTAAGGGCGGTTTAGATGAGTTTGATATCATTGAAGATGAAGAGGAGGTAGATGAACTATGACACAGTTCACATATAAAACTGATGATGGTTTGTATGATGTAGAAAAATTAAATGATGCTGGTAAAGTAGCTTTTAATTATCTTGCTGAAGTACAGTCTGAAGTTCAAATGCTTAGTAAAAAGATTGACGTTCTCAACGCAGCAGCTAAAACATACAATGGCATGTTGCAAGAGAATCTAGATCCCGAAGCTTTAATAGCCGAAGAGGATCAGGCAGAGTCTTAAATAACAGGGGGTGTAAAAGCCCCCTTTCTTTTTATATCAGGAGTTAATATGTCTTTTGTTGCCTTTAGAAAGCCTTGCCCTGAATGTGGTGGCAGTGACCCCGTTCAGATAAATGACAATGGATCAGCTAAATGTTTTAGTTGTCAAACTTATTTTAGAGACTATGAGAAAGCCATGAATGGTGAACCCGTTAGCGATTTTAAAACCTATAAGAATAACTCAATGAATAATATAGATGGAGAATACTTGGAGCTAAGAGATCGTAAGATTTCTTTAGCAACAGCAAAGAAGTACGGTGTTAAGGCAGTAGTAAATAGTAAAGGAGAAATAGTTAAACATTACTATCCTTACTACACAGCAAACGAGATCAGTGGCTACAAGGTAAGAGAGCCTAATAAACTATTCTCATGGCAGGGTCAGGCAAAAGAGTCTGGCCTTTTTGGTCAGCAAGCATTCAACTCTGGGGGTAAGTACGTCACCTTAACAGAGGGCGAGTGTGATGCTATGGCAGCTTATGAACTACTTGGTTCTAAGTGGCCTGTGCTATCAGTAAAGAATGGTGCTGGTGGTTCTGTTAAAGATGTCAAGCAAAATCTAGAGTACCTAGAAAAGTTTGATAACGTAGTCATATCATTTGACAATGACAAGGTAGGTAAAGAGGCTGCTCGTAAAGTAGCAAAGCTTTTAACTCCCGGTAAGGCTAGGATATTAACACTGTCAGAGGACTACAAAGATCCTAATGACATGCTAAGGCAGGGACTTCATCAAAACTATGTGACTGCTTGGTGGGCCTCTAACATCTATACACCAGCAGGTGTACTTAACTTAACTGATAACCTAGAAAAATTAATTAATCGTGAAAAGATAGAGTCAGTACCTTATCCTTGGAGCGGCCTTAATGAAAAGTTGTATGGTATGCGGCGAGGAGAGCTTATTACTTTAACAGGTGGTACTGGCTTAGGTAAGTCTAGTATTACTAGAGAGCTTGAGCACTGGCTACTCAACGAGACACAAGATAACGTAGGTATTATTGCCCTTGAAGAGAACTGGAAAAGAACAGCAGATGGTATATTGTCTATTGAAGCCAATGAAAGATTGTACATAGAACAAATTAGGGAGCAGTACGGAGACGATAAGTATACAGAGCTTGCTAATAAAGTATTTAAAGGAGACAATGAAAATCGTTTATGGATTCATGCTCACTATGGGGCAACCGACTTTGATGATATTTTATCTAAGATTCGGTACATGATTATAGGCTGTAACTGTAAGTGGATAGTCGTAGACCATCTGCACATGTTAGTTATGAGTGCTGCCTTTGGTGATGAAAGAACTACCATTGATAACATCATGGGTTCCCTTAGTAGGCTTGTTGAAGAAACAAATGTAGGTATGATATTAGTATCACATCTACGTAGAGTAGAAGGAAACAAGGGACATGAGCAAGGCGTTACTGTAGGACTGTCTCACCTCAGAGGCTCTGCAAGTATTGCTCAGGTATCTGATTGTGTTATTGCACTGGAACGTGATCAACAATCAGAAGATCCGCAAGAGGCAAACACAACACACATGCGTGTACTTAAATCTAGATACACAGGAGATGTAGGGATGGCAACACACTTGTTATATGATAAAGATAGTGGTAGACTCAGGGAAGTATTTGTAGATGAGTCATCTGAAGAGTTGGAGTTATGAAATCATTAGTCTTTGATATAGAAACGGATGGGCTAGATGCCAAAAAAATATGGTGCATATCTGCCCTTGATGTAGATACAGAACAACAATACTCGTATGGCCCGTCAGAATTATCTGATGGTTTTGAGCTGCTCTTAAAAGCAGACAAGCTAATAGGCCATAACATTATTGGTTTTGATATTCCAGTAATCAATAAGCTAACTGGCTTAAACTTAATGGACAAAGAACTTGTAGACACACTTGTTCTTTCAAGATTATTTAATCCAGTTCGTGAGGGGAATCATGGCTTAGAAAGATGGGGCTATGCTTTAGGATCTCCTAAGATTGAGTTTGATCAGTATGATAGTTACAGTGTTGAGATGCTCAAGTATTGTGAGCAGGATGTATATCTTAACTATCAAGTTTATAAAGCTTTAAAAAAAGAGTCTAAAGGATTCTCTCGTCAAAGCGTTGTGCTTGAGCATGAAACAAATAAGATATTATCTCAGCAAAGAGATCATGGATTCCTGTTTGATGTTGAAGAAGCTACAAAGCTATTGGGTGTCTTGAACAGCAGACTTGCTGAGATTGTAAATAAAATTAATGAATGCTTTAAGCCCAAGCAAGAAGTAAGAAAAATATTTCGGAGGTATAGTCCTCAGAAAAAACTGTTGAAAACAGGTGTAGATAACTTCGGAAAAAATACTAGGGTTACAGACGAAGAGTATACTGCCCTTAAAACAGAAGCATTTGTTGAAAGGGTATATGTTAAAGATTTTAATCCAGCCTCTAGACAACAGATAGGAGAGTACCTACAAGACTTTGGATGGGAACCTTTAGAGCATACCCCTACAGGACAGCCTAAGATAGATGAAAAGATTTTGTCGCAGATCAAAGGCATCCCTGAAGCAGAAGTAATTTCTGAGTTTCTTATGATCCAGAAAAGAATATCTCAAATTAGTTCTTGGTTCAAAGAACTAGATGAAGATACCTTTAGGGTTCATGGGTTCGTTAATCATAACGGCACTATTACAGGGCGCATGACACACCGTAATCCTAATATGGCACAGATACCCAGCTCTAGTTCTAGCTACGGTAAAGAGTGTCGAGCATGTTGGACAATACCTAAAGGATATAAGCTTGTAGGAATTGATGCTTCAGGGTTAGAATTAAGAATGCTGGCCCACTATATGAATGATGAGGAGTACACAAATGAAATCCTTAATGGAGACATACACACCACTAATCAAAAACTTGCAGGACTTGAATCAAGAAATCAGGCTAAGACTTTCATCTATGCACTACTATACGGAGCAGGAGATGCAAAGCTTGGAACAGTGGCTGGAGGAGGTAAGAGTGTTGGAAGGAACCTTAGAAAATCATTTATTAGTAATCTCCCATCATTCAAGGCTCTTAAAGATAGAGTTGCTGGAGCTTCAGCAAAGGGCTATCTTAAAGCACTAGATGGTCGTAAGCTTTACATTAGGTCTGAACATTCTGCACTTAATACATTATTACAAGGGGCTGGTGCTATTGTAATGAAGCAAGCGTTGATTATACTTAACGATAAGATTAAAGATTTAGATGCCCACTTTGTTGCTAACGTACACGATGAGTGGCAAATAGAAGTAAGAGAAGACCAAGCTGACGAGGTTGGTAGGCTTGGTGTTGAGGCAATCATTGAAGCCGGTAAGGTTCTTGAACTTAAATGCCCACTAGATGGGGAGTATAAGACAGGAGATAACTGGAGTGAAACACATTAAAATTTCTAAGTCTTTTATAGACAAAGCTAAAATTAAATCTAATCAGATGGGTCAGCTAAGAAACTCTATAACAAAAGGAGCAGGAAATATCCACGGCTTTTTAGGGGAGATTATTACTGCCCAAGAATTAAAAGCTGAAGAAAGTAATACTTACGATTATGATATAAAACTAAACAGCTTAACAATTGACGTTAAAACTAAAAGAGTAACCACCCCTCCTAAAAGTTTTTATGAATGCTCAATAGCAGCGCTAAACACAAAACAAAAATGTGACTTCTATGTCTTCACAAGAATTTTAAAAACCATGGAATCAGGTTGGATACTAGGGTATCTTTCAAAAGAAGATTATTTTAAAAAAGCAACCTTCCTTAAAAAAGGAATGGTAGATCCTTCTAATGGATGGACAGTTAGTACCGACTGTTATAACCTTCCAATATCAGAGTTAAAAGGTATAGAGGAATTACATAATGAAACCAACTAAAATAACAAATGCTAAACCTCAGCACGATTCAAGCAGGATCGGAGATCTAGCAGAGCACTACGCCGTTACTTGGCTGTGGGATAATGGATACCACGTATTCAAGAACTGCGGATGCACAGGCCCTATCGACATTGTTGCCTTAGACCCACGAGGGAAAGTAACACTGATAGATGTTAAGTCTTACAAGGATGGTAGGCTGGCAGGAAAGACACCGCTTCAAAAAGAACTTAACGTACAGTACCTCCACTATAACTCCCTCACACGCAAATGTAGATTTGTAAGGCACAGGAAATGAATATAGTAGAAGATATTTATACAAAACTAGATGGTCTTAATGACGGTCCTTTAGATTTATCTGATGAAATTATAGATAAGTTTGGTGAGGATATTAAAGCAGCCATTAAGTCTTGGGCGCAGCCCCAGAAAAGAAAGGAAGGTTTTTATCTTAGAATGTCTAACATTGGTAAACCTTCTAGGCAGTTGTGGTTTGATAAAAAAAATCAACTAACAGCCAAAAGACTTGAACCTTCTTTGTTTATTAAGTTTTTGTACGGCCACCTACTAGAAGAAGTATTACTTTTGTTAGTCCGCATGTCGGGACACAAAGTTTCTGATGAACAAAAAGAAGTAGACATTGAGGGCATCAAGGGCCACATGGATTGTAAAATTGATGGTAAAGTGGTGGATATTAAATCTGCCTCTGGCTTTTCTTTTAGTAAGTTTAGGCAGGGTATCCTTAGAGAAGATGATCCTTTTGGTTACATAGCTCAATTGGCTGCTTATGAAGAGGCAGAAGGCACTGCTAACTCTGGTTTTTTAGTTATCAATAAAGAAACAGGTGAGCTTTGTTTTCATGAACCTGAAGATTTAGACAAACCAAATATGTCACAACACATCAAAGATCTTAAGCACAAATTAGACTTGAGCAAACCCCCTGAACTTTGTTACCCACCAGTGGCTGAAGGTAAGTCAGGCAATATGAGAATAGCTAAGAACTGTGCTTACTGTCCTCATAAAAAAGAATGCCATAAAGATTCTAATAACGGTAAAGGATTGAGGGCTTTTAGGTATGCTAAAGGTCTTGTATACTTTACTAAGGTACGAGCGCAACCAAAGGTAGATGAAATACATGAATGGTAAACAATCAAAGAAAGCTAATGTAAAAGCAAAAGAAATTATTATAGACTGGCTTATCAGTGTTGTACCTGAAGAAGATGCACACAAGATTACTGCTGAAAACTTCAGTAATTTTCTACCAGAAGATAAATATTTTATTGCTAAAAAATCAAAGTGGGTTTCTTTTTATACAGTACGCTGGGCTAAAAAGAATATTAAAAATTTAATGAACAAGGGCTACGATGTTTCATCCATAACCCTGAAGGATATAGAGTGGTCGGGAAAATAAAATCAGGAGCACGTAAGCGTAGAGTTGTTAGACCTGCCGAGAAAGGTGTCATTAAAGGATATGACTCTAACTGGGAGTACGAACTACATACTGGTATCTTAAAAGAATGGGACATACACTCTGATACAGTTGACTACATTATTAAACATACCTATCACCCTGACTTCATAAAAAAGATTGGTAAGAATACAATCTTCTTAGAAGCTAAGGGTCGTTTCTGGGATCATGCAGAGCACAACAAATATGTATGGGTTAAGAAGGCCCTGCCTAAGAATATAGAGCTGGTCTTTTTATTTGCAGATCCTTCAGCACCTATGCCGCAAGCTAAGAGAAGAAAGGATGGCACTAAAAGATCTCATGCAGAGTGGGCAGAAGCCAATGGATTTAGATGGTACAGTGTCTATAGCATCCCTAAAAAATGGATTGACAGCTCTTGTGTCATAACTGAAAACCCAGACTACCCGGAGGAGTTGGAATGAAACAAAGCACTAAGAAAAAAATAAGTGTAGACGATGTCAAGCCAGAAGAGTGGAACAATACTAGGTGGCTGCAACAAGAAAAAAGAGAAGATTTAGTTAATAACCCTGCTCATTACAATAAGGGTGGTATAGAATGTATAGACGGAATTCAAGCAATGCTGACAAAAGAAGAATTTATAGGCTACTTACGCGGGAACAGTCTGAAGTACCGCTGGAGATTTCCGTACAAAAACGGAATAGAAGATTTAAAAAAAGCAGACTGGTACGAAAATAAATTGCTAGAGGTTTTAGGGAGTGATGGATAAAAATTACCTAGACAGAAAATCTGAACGCCGCGACAGGTATAATAAAAAATACAAGGGCAAGGCTACAAAGTCTCAGAAAAACTTTAAAAGTTTAAGAACTGACGAGCTTAATCAGCAAGAAGCTAAAGAGGATATACAAGATGCAAAAGAAAGAGTTTGAAATTTTTAGTGGTATGATGTACGCTGAATACTGTGATGAACATAAGTCAGACACCAAGCAAATGAGATACCTAGAATATACAAAGCTATATAACACGTTTTTAAAAGAGGAGTTTGAAAAAAGAAATGGATCAATATCAACAATACATACACAAGAGTAGATACGCACGTTACTTAGATGAGGAAGGACGCAGAGAAACGTGGGCTGAGACAGTCAACCGTTATCTTTCTTTCTTTGTAGAGCGTAATCAACTAGGTGCTTCAG